CCGGAAATAATTGCAAGCGAATTGAAAGAATGCATATCTGTTACCCCAGTCTCAACGGCAATAAAAAGTTATGCGGATGCAGTTGTTAAAGATTGGCGAGCAAGAGAAACAAAAAAAATTTTTCAAGAAGTAAGCCTTAGACCATGCGATATTGATAACTCTATAGCCGAAGTTCTCACGAAACTCGAAGAAATCCAAGAAAACAAAACCGTTCACTCAAAAACTATGAAGCAGATTGTTGCAGAAAATAAAGGGAATTATTTCAATGAGCATGTAGGCGAGGGATTGATAAAAACTGGATTTTATCGAACAGATGATTGCCTTGGCGGCTTGGAAGGCGGAGACGTTACTGTAATTGGCGCAAGACCGGGAGTTGGAAAATCTGCAATCGTTACGCAAATGATCGGACAGATGGCAGAAAAGGATTACAACATTGGCTACTATAACCTTGAAATGAACGAATCACAGGTGTATGAGCGTTTCGTTTCTCGAATGTCTGAAATCGGTCTAACAAGGGTTCGCCGGGCAAAGGCTTTTCTTGGTGGGGAGAAAGAAGCATTCGACAAGGCGAATGAAACACTTTCCGGGTATAGCATCACTATTTCAACCGGCGCGAAGTCGGTAAGTGAAATTCGGGCAGAATGCAGGCACCAAAGATATGATGTGATCGTGATTGACTACTTGCAGTTAATCAAGGCTGATCGAAGATTCGGTAACCGTGCATCCGAGGTCGGAGATATTTCAAAAGCTATCAAAGCCTTGGCTATGGAACTGCATGTGCCAATTATCGTACTGTCTCAGCTTAATCGAATATCGGAGATGAGAGAAACAAAAGAGCCAACCATGGCAGAATTGAGAGAATCTGGAGACGTTGAGCAGGATGCATCAAACATTATCTTGTTATGGAATCTTGATGAAGATGGTAAATATAAGGGATGGAAAATTGAAAAACAAAGGCAGGGAACGCATTTAAAAGAAGTTCTCCAATTTGACGGCGATCACATGAGATTCATTGAGCGAACCGAAACCATTGAACAGATTCAAGCACGGATGCAACAGAAAGACGGTTTCCGAGAAGTATGTGGCAGCACACCATTTGATTAAAAGGTGAATGATTATGGCAAGTAAGAAATTTGAAAAAGGTTCCGAAGAATGGCAGTTTTTTAATGACTATTATAAATTCCGGCAGCAGTTTTATGAAGCTGATAACGAAGATGAGTGGTTCCAAGGAATGATGGAAGCAGGGGAAATGCTAATTAAAAAATATGCACGGACAAATATATCAAAATATGTTCAAAGTCTTGTATTTAGCCATTTTGAGGATGTAGAGAGGAGATGGAAGAACAAATGAGTAATGCACTGGCAAGAAAGAAAAAGCGGATGCAGACACTTGGATATTCCAAGAGTGAACTGATTGGAATACAGAGACACGCCAAGGCACAAAGCAATGCGGATTATCTGATAGAGGAATCCTATTATAACGTCCGCATGATGGCATATCAGGCACTGCATGATAAGTTCGGATTCGGACACAAAAGAATCATAAAGGTTGAGCAGACTATTGATGCATATGTGGAGAATGCAAAGGATGGAACGACAGGCGAGGAACTTGGTTTTTATTTGAAAGATAAATGCAAGATTGACGTGCGAGAGGAAACAAATAAGATTCCGTATCGTGAGAGCTTTTATCTGGTAGAGAGAAAGATTGCACCGAACTGCATGATACAGGCAAATAAGTTTTTACTGGCACAGGTATTTAATTATTTTGCTATGTTGGGTGTCTGCCTTAAAACGCAGTTTAAATTTTCGGGAAATCAGATCAGACAGGTTTATGAGAGAATCAGATATTTGATTAACTGCCTTGCTACCGGATATGAAACCATGACAGGGATCGCAAGTGTACTGGAATGGGAATGTAAGTACATTGATAAGCGGTTTATTGGAAAGACGTATGAAATATAGGAGGATTGGTTGATGGACAAGTTAGCTGTGGAACTGCAGGATGGATATTTTGTGGAGATTGATTCTCTGAATCACACCCTGAGACAGAGATATGCCGGACAGGATAAGGACGGCAATGAAAAAGAAAGCGTTCGAACAATCGGATATTTTGGAGACATGAAACAGTGCATTAAGGCTTTGTTAGATCGTTATCCGAGTGAGTTATCCGAAAAGGCGCAGATTTCCTTTAGTGAATACTTGGAACTGTTGGATAAGGCTTATACGAGGTCAGAACAGCTTGTGAACAGGATCGGAAAGGAGCAGGAAAATGCTGAATAGAGAAAAATATGCGGAAGAGATTTTAAATATTGCGTGTGATGGATGCAATATTGCGTTAATTAATGGGAAACTGGAAAAATGCAGGGGAGTCTGCGATAAATGCGATTTTTGCGATAATGACATTAGAAATGCTGGTCGTTGCAGAGAAAAAGCAAAAGAATGGGCGAACAGCCAGTATGTTGATTGGAGCGAAGTTCCAGTCGATACACCGATTTTGGTCAGAGATTCTGAACTTTTTGCGTGGAGCAAAGAACATTTTGCAAAATATGAAGATGAAACGGTTTATACATGGGATTACGGAAAAACGTCATGGAGCACATATGACGGTAAAATGAGTAGCTATAAATATGCTATGTTGCCGGAAAGTGAGGATCAGAATGAAAATAAGCAGGATTAAAAACCAGATATCTGAGGCAGCAACAGAAGCCTGCGGATATTCTCCACTAACGAAAGTGATTTCAGAGGAAGAGGTAAACAGGATTTTGGAACAGGAAAGCGGATGGATTCCATGTAGTGAGAGGCTGCCGGAGGAACATGATAGCATGTTCATAAAATTTAAAGGGACTAAAAAGTGGAGCACTGCGATGTTTGAAAGAAAATCAGACGAGGTAATTGTAACAGTGGCCGATGATGCCGGGCGAACGGTTACAACTAGTGCACACACAACCGATGGAAAATGGCGGTGTGATTTAGTAAGAATACCTGGTTACAGGATAGTGGCTTGGATGCCACTGCCGGAGCCGTACATGGAAAGCGAGGAAAGTCATGATTGAGTGTATAAGAACTGCGGCACGGGATAGCAAAACGGAACGCATTAAAGTTTCCTGCTTAGATATTATCGTAACAATGATAGAAAAAAAGCCATATTACGAAATCAAGTACAAGGAAATCGGAGAGGATTATTATCATGTTGGCTACAGTTCCTATAAGCTAGAAAATGTTTTAGCTTGGAAGGATGAGTGCTTTGAGATTGTGAAAGAATGCAGACCGCAGACCAATGCAGACCGGATCCGGAGCATGACGGATGAAGAACTTTTAGATTTCCTTTGCTCAATCGAAACATATGAGCAGGGGAGCGTAAAGACCATTGAGGGCGGTGTAGCAATGTGTTCTGTTACAGAGGTGGAACAATGGCTTAAGGCAGAAAGTGAGGGATAGCATGGAGAGATTAACAATACGTTCAAAAAACAGTGATATGGTTTGGTTTAAGGATGCAGAGAATGGTAATGCACACCTTGAACCATGTGAAATGACTGCACATCATAACAGAATGGCACTTGATAAGCTTGCCACTTATGAGGATGCCGAGGAACAGGGAAGAATGATTATTTTCCCATGCAACAAAGGAGACAAGCTCTACGAGTTTTATCGTGAATGTGTAGAGGACAGATTAGGAGCCGGGGAGACACCGGAAGACATCATTGATGTGAGAAAAGTGTATGGTTTTGAATATGAGGATGATGTGTTGTATATCCGAGCTTCTTATCATTCAAACCATTCAGAACTCTGGGGCGGATATGGTGAAGATACGCCAGAGTTTCCGGTAAGTGAGATAGGTAAAACTGTTTTTCTTACATACGAGGAAGCCGAAGCCAAGTTGAAAGAAATGGAGGGGGAAAGCGATGTATTGTGATTGAAGATGTCAGTATTTGAATGAACGTAAACATAAATGTGAGTTGACCGGAGAAAAATTGACTTACATGAAGCAGACCGGAAGTATTTCTTTCTCCGTGCATGAACATAGAGGATTTTGCAAAGGAAAAAAGGTGGAACGTGATGGAGAATAGATATTTATGCCGTGGAAAGCGGATTGATAATGGCGAATGGGCGGAAGGGTATCTAATTGTAGACGAGAAGGACTACTCTAAATATTTTATCGGTTATGTACTTGGAACGAATGAAGATGGTACTCCTCACGATTTGGATGCCGCGCAGGTGAACCCATCTACAATCTGCCAGTGCACCGCAATGCCTGATAAGAACAACAAACTGATCTTCGAGAATGACATTGCCATAAAGCATAATGATGATGATAAAGAGCCATATCTGATTAGATGGAGTGAGAATTACGCAGCATGGGAACTGGCACAATGCGGATGTGCTATGTACGGATTTTTCGATGTTGATTTCGGCGAAATAGAGGTAATCGGTAATGCGATTGATAATCCGGAGCTGTTGGAGGTGTAAACATGACGGAGAATGAAGCAATTGAAGAATTAAAATATGATTGTAACGAACTTGGAAAAGCGATTCCGTGTGATACATCATGGGGAAAATCATTTGAAAATGCTTATGCAATGGCAATCAATGCACTTGAAGAAATTGAACAGTACCGCACGATCGGAACAGTGGAAGAATGCCAGAAAGCGATGACTGTAAGAAGAGCGGTACAGGAGATCGTTGATCAACAGCTTATTGCTGGGGAAAACAGTTACGAAGAGATATATGCTTGCTTTTGGGAAATAGTAAAAGTAGTTCAGGCGAATTATTAGACAGGAGGGCAAACGATGAGACTGATTGATGCTGATGCACTAAAGAAAGATTTAAAATCGGTTACTTTAAGCAATGGAACTTTAGTAAATACAAATGCAGTATTGTATTTACTAGAAGAATATCCGACCGCCTATGATGTGGATGCGGTTGTGAAGCAGTTGGAAATGAAAATTGACAACGCAGAATTTGATGAATTGCTGACAAGTAATGAAAAGGATGCGTATGTGGATGCATACAGAAGAGCAATCGAGGTTGTGAAAGGAGGTGGAGTAGATGAATAAGCCGTGTGAGCATTGCAACAAGGCAGATAACAGGAAGTATAAAAGCGACTATTTCAAGTGTGAAAAGCCTTGCGAAAGAGCAAAGATGTGCAAAAGGAATGATGAACAGTTTTTGAAAATGTTGAAAGGCGGTGGAGTAGATGGCAATTAAACCGATTTTATTCAACACAGAAATGGTTCGGGCAATTCTGGACGGACGGAAGACTTGCACAAGGCGAATTTGCAAAGATGCCAATGAGTGTACTGTGCCGGATATGGAATTTTACAATGCTGACAGGCGGACTTATGCAGTACATAACTTTGCTGATAAGGAGCATACGGAGCAGTTAAGCATAGCAGAAAGAACTTGTCCTATTTGTCCGGGCGATATCCTGTATGTCCGAGAAACATGGAAAAAGGCGCCGAACGGATACTATTACTACGAAGATTGGCAAAGAAATGACATTGCCGATGTTACAAAGTGGAAACCATCCATCCACATGCCGAAAGAAGCCGCACGTATCTGGCTTAAGGTTACGAATGTGAGGGTGGAGCGGTTGCAGAAAATCGCACCACAAGGAGCGTGGAAAGAGGGTGCGAGATGCTCTTGCCTGCATCCTGTACCAGATTGCGCAGGAAATAAAACCGCTTTTGTTAATATTTGGAACAGCACCATTAAGAAATCCGACATTGACCGCTACGGCTGGGATGCTAATTCTTATGTATGGGTTATCGAATTTGAGCGGTGTGAGAAACCGGAAGGAGTGTGAATGATGCGTAAAATCATAGAGAAGAAGATATTGCCGAAGTATTTTGATGCGGTTATCCGCGACAAAAAGAAGTTTGAAATCCGCAAGGACGAGGATGATTTGCAGATAGGCGATGCAGTTATTCTAAAAGAGTGGGATGGCGAAAAGTATACCGGACGCGAGGTCGGCAGGAACATTGTGTATATTTTGCGTGATGTGCCGGAGTACGGCTTAATGCCAGGATATGTGATATTTGGATGGTAAGGAGTGTGAGGTATGGCTAAAGCAGTATTGATTATGGATATGCCGGAATCATGTGATATGTGTGATTTTGTAGATGATGAGCAACCGCCAAGATACGGAGGAAAAAACATTGTATTGTGGAGTACCGGGAATGGGAGAGGACGTAACAGATTATATAGAATGTAGACCCGAATCTTGCCCGCTCCGGGAGTTGCCAGAGAAGATACCAGAGTTGAAATCTGGTTATGAAGATCTCGGCACATCAATACGTCGGGTGGGTTGGAATGCCTGCTTAGATGAAATTTTAAAATAAATTGAAAGGAGTGAGAGGTTTGCCATCAGATTGGATGATTTAAAAGCAATAAAACGATGAATTTATTGCATAAAACACAACATAATTAAATTTAAAGTGCACTATTGTAGATGTGTACACGGAATATAAGAAAGGAGCCGGAACCTATCCGGATAAAAGGCGCGCCGGGTTCCTTTTGAAGAAAATGATACATGGAGAATTGATAGTTGACAATTTTGCCGGTGGGGGCGGCGCTTCCACTGGTATAGAAATGGCAACCGGATACAGTGTTGATATTGCAATCAATCATGATCCAGAAGCAATTAAGATGCATAAGGCTAATCATCCGAACACGAAGCATTACTGTGAAAACGTCTGGGCAGTTGATCCAGTAAAGGCATGCAATGGGCATCCGGTTGGACTTGCCTGGTTCTCACCAGACTGTAAGCATTTCAGTAAAGCAAAAGGTGGAAAGCCAAAGGATAAAAATATCAGAGGTCTTGCATGGGTAGCTTGCAGGTGGGCGGGACTTGTCCGACCGAGAGTCATCATGCTTGAAAATGTGGAAGAGTTCAAAACATGGGGACCATTGAACAGAGGGCACCATCCGATCAAGGCAAAGCAGGGAAAAACATTTGAAAAATTTGTACAGCAGCTTAATGATCTGGGGTACACTGTAGAATTTAAAGAACTGATTGCCGCTGACTACGGAGCACCTACCATGCGAAAGAGATTTTTCATGATCGCCCGGTGTGATGGTAAGCCAATCGTCTGGCCAGAGCCCACACACGGACCGGCAGACAGTGAAGCTGTAAAGGTGGGATTGCTGAAACCATACGTTGGAGCATATACACAGATTGATTTCAGCCGACCATGTCCGAGCATCTTTGATACTTCGGAAGAAATCAAGGAGAAATACGGCATCCGGGCGGTAAGACCACTGGCACAAAAGACGATGGACAGGATAGCCAGAGGATTTATAAAATTCATTTTGAATAATCCAGAGCCTTTTATCATTCAGTGTAATCATGGCGGTGAGCGTAGACCGAATGATATCAGAGAGCCGATGCCTACCATAACCGGAAAGCACGGGTACGGGATTGTGGAGCCGTATATGGTGCAGATCGGGCAGACAGGGTTCACAAAGGACCGGAGTAAGGATGTGAGGGAGCCGCTCACAACGATTGTAAGCAAAAATGAACATTGTCTTATTAGTTCAACATTGATCCAGTATCATTCCGAGACAGCACAGGGAGAAGTTCGGGGACAGACGATTGAAGATCCGATCATGACCGTGGATGGTTCGAACAGGTATGGACTTGTCACATCATTTCTAAGCAAATTTTATAAGAGCGGCACAGGGCAAGATTTACGAGAACCATTGCATACAATTACAACGTCAGCCGGACATTTTGGAGAGGTCAGAGCATTTTTAATAAAATATTATGGAGATGCGACCGGACAAGATATTGAAAAACCACTTGATACCGTGACAACTAAGGACAGATTTGGACTGGTGACAATCAAGGGCGTGGATTATCAGATCGTGGATATCGGACTGCGGATGTTGGAGCCAAGGGAGTTATATGGATGCCAAGGATTCCCGGATGATTACATAATCGATCATGACTATACCGGAAAGATCTACCCACGGAGCGAACAGGTGCGCCGCTGCGGCAATGCTGTGTGTCCACCAATCCCCGCGGCGTTGGTCAGAGCAAATTTGCCAGAATTGTGTGTTGCAGAGCGGATGCCAAATATGCAGATAGAAGCAGAGCAGACAGGACAGCTCCGGTTTGCGTAAACCTTAAATTTTTCGGAGGTGTTGCCATGAATTTATTTGAAAAAGTAAAATGCAAAGGCTTTTATAAGCCATTTAAAGACGGAAGATGGCTGTATCTCGACAGGAAAACATTAACTGCTGATGCAATGGACAATAATCTGGCAGATGGAAACAATGATGGCACTGTCGAAAAAAATGTTGAATATATCGAGAAAACTTATTTCAAACACGTTGATAAGAATTTCACAGGTGTAATTGTTGGATATAAGGATATTGTCATCAAAGGCTATCTTGATGCGATTTATGAAGATGAATGTGATGTAGGTATCGGAGTCATTCCAGAAGCGTTTTATGTATCGAAAAGAGCAAAAGAAACGGTAAAATGTGCTGTTGTTTATTATGCGAACAATTTAAAACATTATGTTCCATTGGAAGATTTGGAGGTGCTGTCATGATACAGACAGCAGAAGATAAAGTGAAAGAGTACTGCCAGTGCATCCGCAGAGAAATAGAACACTGGAAAGTTATCAATCAGAACGGGTGTAATGATCCGTTCTGGTCCGATGGATGCAACATGAATCTGACACGGAATCATATCATTTATTATCAGTCAAAGATCCGCGAGGCCTGCACAGAAAATCAGTTGTCATTACCGGAGGAATGTTATTTATCCATACCGCCGGAAGTGGACAATAATTATATGGCAAATCTTAAGCAAAAACCACGGGTGGAGAGATTGCGTCAGTTAGGGAGGATCATGACTGGACGCATTTATCAGTACGACGAGAACCAGATGAGTTTATTTTAGAACCAGATAACAAAACCAAGCGATCATCATACCACCTCCCGTAATAGTATATGCTGCGGAGGTGGGAGATGATATGGAAAGAGAGGGGCACAGATGGATTGGAATTATGACATGGACAGTTGTCCGTTAGATACAAAGGTTTTCTTATTGTCAGCAAACGACAACCTACTTTTGCCACAGCGTGAATTTGTTGGCACTCTTATGTGCAAAGGACATTCTGTTACAAGAGGTAAGTGCTTTAGTGGAGATCCAGAGTATTTTTATAGAAGCAAAATTGTTGCGTGGAAGAAATATAATGCAGAAAGAGAGGAAGAATTACATGAAATATACGGTAGAACTGACGGAAAACGGAATTAATGAAACATTGGAATTGAATGGAATAACTTACAGAAAAGAATGGACAAGGTCGGGAAATGGTTTACTTCAGTGTTCACAGAAAGATTTCTCGGAGCAGATGAGAGTGAATGGACATGATGGAGACCTTATAGAGAGAGTAGCAGAAGTATTTGACAGCTTTTTGGCAGGAGACGTAGATGATATCAGGGATTGTTATGATTAAGGAGAACGTGTAATTATGCTCAATAGCAAGGTATATACAAAAAAGTGTGTGATCTGCGGAAAAGAATATAAATCAATATCAGTCAGAGCACTTACCTGTGGAAAGGATTGCAGAAATGAATACCGCAGAAGAAAAGACAGAGAGAAAAGAAGCGCAAAAACATGTAGGAACAGCACTTTAGATGATGTTTTAAGAAAAGCAAGAGAAGCCGGGATGAGCTACGGAAAATATGTGGCAATGATGGACGGTACACAGAAGATCTGGCAGGGAGAAGAATAAAATATTGGAGGATAGTGGCTTATGAAGTTTTCAAAACTGACTAAGCCAGAGCTTGAAACAATTATTGAAAACGCCAATTTCACGGAGCAGGAAGAAGAAATATTTTATCTTCTTGCCCGTGGACTTATTTCAAAAGAAATAGCCATGAGACTATGCGTATCAACAAGAACAGTGGAAAGAAGAATTTTTGATATTAAACAGAAAGTAAAAAAGTTAGAAGGTGAGTTAAACGGGAAATCTTTCAAATAGTGAGTTGTTGAATATTGCCATCGAAAATGGTATTATCAACATAGACACCATTCAGAAAAAAATTGAAATGAACGAAAGGAAAAAATTTATTGAAAAACACACTTACAGCATTTGGCAAGGAAAAGATGGAAAGTTTTACACATATTTGCCAGATGAAGATAATAAGAGAGGAAAGAGACTTGTAAAGAGAACATCTGAAAAAGCAATTGAAGATGAAATAGTAAAGTTCTATAAAGCTAAGGAGGATGAACCTACAGTTATTCAGGTATATTCTAATTGGATTTCTGAAAAACTTGAATATGGTGAAATAACAAGACAGACAAAGGACAAGTACGAGACAAATTTTAAAAGATTTTTTGAAAATAAGTATTTGCCGATTGCAAATAGAAAAATCCGGTACATTGATGAAGAAATATTGGAATCATTCATAAAAACAGCTATTTCAAAACTGGAACTTACGCAAAAAGCTTATTCTGATATGCGGATATTGATTAACGGAATTTTCAAATATGCAAAGAAAAAACATTATACCAGCCTGAGCATAACCAGTTTTATGGGTGATTTGGAAATTTCGGAAAAGTCATTTAAAAAGAACCATAAGTCAGACTGCGAATTGGTATTTTCTAAGGATGAGGAACTTTTAATTGAACGATTTGTAATGGAAGATGAGCCTACATTGATAGAACTTGGCATTATTTTGGCATTTAAAACAGGATTGAGAGTTGGGGAAATATCTACCCTCTCATGGTCTGATGTCGGAGAAAATAAGATACATATATCAAAGACAGAAATAAGATATAGAGATGATAATGGCAAATATGTATTTGATGTTCAAAATTTTCCTAAAAGTGATGCCGGGTTTAGAGATGTTATAATTACCGCAGATACCAAAGAACTTATGAGAAAAATAAAAATGCTCAATCCATTTGGGCAATATATTTTTATGAAAAACGGTAAACGAATAAAAGGTCAGGCATTTACAAGGCGGCTATATGTGATATGTGATAGAATAGGAATTGGTGAACGTTCAATTCACAAGGCAAGAAAGACATATGCAACAAAGTTGATAGATGGAAATGTTCCAGAATCGGTAATAAAAACACAAATGGGGCATACAGATATCAGAACAACTCTCGATCATTACTATTTTAATAACAAGACAGAGAGTGAAATGCAGGAATATATTGCAAAAGCATTATCAATGTAAAAGGTAACACGAGGTAACACCTTTGGAGATAAAGAAATTCAGTATTTATGCGGGTTTGAGAGAATTGATACCGAGTTCGAATCTCCCTTCCGCTACTTTATTTTTGTTTAAGAAAACCTTGTGAAGCCTTGATTTTACTGAAAGAAAGGAGTTTTTGAATGGTGTCTTTTCTAAAGGTCAAAATCAAAGGTAACACTAAAGGTAACACGAACGGATGTATGGACGCTTAATGCGTTCTTTTTTTGTTGTATTTTTTGACGGCAAACTGTCGGAATCGTGACGGTTTTGCCGCCTTTTTTTATGCAAAAATATAATCAAAGGGAGGGATGGTGGTGTTTTCAGATGAAGTTCTTGAAAAAATTTTTGCCAGAAAAGAGTTACAGTCCTTGGACTTGTCAACGCAGTCGTCTATCATACACGCAATAGAAGATGTTTTAGAGGAGGTCAAACAGGATGAATATGAGCGGAGCATACCAGAATCCGATTTATAATCAGCAGATGCAGCAATACGGGCAGCAGTACGCATACAATCCGTATATGAATCAGCCACGCATTGATAATACACAAAATTATATGCAGGCACCGCAGCAAATTCAGCAGCAGATCCCGGTTCAAACTTTTGGCATAAATGGAAAAGTAGTTCCGGCGGTAGAAAACATCACTGCCAATGATGTGCCAATGGATGGCAGCGTTGCATTTTTCCCAAAACAGGATATGACAGAAATATACGCTAAAAGTTGGAACGCAGATGGCACAATTCGCACAATCGTTTTTAAGCCAGTTTCGCATGATACTGTTAGCAATTTATCGCATGATACTGAAAAATTGAAATTTGACCTATCAGACGAGTGCACAGGTGCATTTATGCAGAAGTTTGATGAACTTTTTGGGAAGATTGAACAGATAGAAAACCGATTAGATAAAATTCCAAGCAGTCAAAGAAAAACTTCACAGGTAAAAAAGGAGAGTGATCCAGAATGAATCCGGCACAATTATTGTTAAATCAAATGATGAATTCTCCGCAGGTTCAAAACAATCCTATGGCAAAAAATGCCATGCAAATGTATCAAAGCGGAGATACAGGTGGACTTAAGACAATGGCAGAGAATCTCTGTAAAGAAAGAGGAATTACGGTAGATGAAGCAAAACAGAAAGTTATGAGTATGTTTAATCATTAGTACATTTTGGGGTGCGCGCAAAATAACCGGTTATCCCATTTGTAAATAGATCAGATGGAGGTAAACAAAATGTTTAATGGAAATGCAATGCCTAGTCTTGCTGATATTGCAGCAGTGACAGGAAACGGAAGAAACAATGATGGTATGTGGGGCGGCGATGGCTGGTGGGCTATCATTATCTTCGCTATGATCTTTGGCTGGGGCGGCTTTGGCGGCAATGGCTGGGGAGGAAACGGAGGTATGGGAGCGACAGCATCTGCATACACCGACTCTGCAATTCAGCGTGGTTTTGACACGCAGGCTATCATCGGAAAGTTAGATGGTATCACAAATGGTCTCTGTGATGGATTTTACGCACAGAATACCGCCGTTATGAACGGTTTCCATGGTGTAGACAATGCAATCTGCAACCTTGGCTACCAGACACAGCAGGGATTTAATACCACAAACGTGACACTTATGCAGGCGCAGAATGCTTTACAGTCCCAGTTGGCTAATTGCTGCTGCGAGACCAGGGAAGCTATCCAGGGTGTGAACTACAATATGGCGCAGAACACTTGCGCATTACAGAACACCATGAACAGCAACACCAGAGACATTATCGACAGCCAGCAGGCAGGAACAAGGGCAATCCTTGATTACCTGTGTCAGGAAAAGATTTCTTCCTTACAGGCAGAAAATAATGACTTAAGAAGAGCCGCATCACAGGATCGCCAGTCTGCATTGCTCACTACCGCAATGTCAGCGCAGACACAGCAGATCATCAACGCTGTAAATCCGGCTGCAATCCCGGCATATGTTGTTCCAAATCCTAACGCTTATGCGTATGGCTGTGGATGCAACACAGGATGTAGCTGCTAAAAGTAGCTGCTACACAAAATTGAATAATTGAGTATCTTAATTGAGTTTAACTCGATTATGTCTGCTGTGCAGTATTGCTTATAAACACAAAGGGCAGACTATAATGTTTGCCCTTATTTTTGAAAGAGAGGTAAATAATTATGGCAGAATTTACAGGAATTGCAATTCAAACTGTCGCGCAGGGAGAAGATGTAGCATTTACAGAAACTCCGGTATGCGCAACAAAATGCATTGTTCATAGACAGGGAAGTGGCATTGTTAAATTAAGAGGACTTACAAATCAGTGCCGGGCAAGATTTTTGGTATCTTATTCCGGGAACATTCAAATTCCTACCGGTGGCACAGTTGAAGCTATTTCACTGGCTATTGCAATTGACGGAGAACCGTTGCAGTCAACTCGAATGATTGTTACACCGGCGGCAGTTGAAAACTTCTTTAACGTTTCGGCGCAGGCATATGTGGACGTTCCTCGCGGTTGTTGTGTTACGGTAGCGGTACAGAATACGTCTACGCAGGCAATCGAAGTTCAGAACAGCAATTTAATTGCAGTCCGGGAAGCGTAAGGAGGGCGGTTTTATGGATATTAAGAGAATGCACGAAATGATCGAAAAACTGTCTGAAAGCGCAGAGTGTGAGTTTGCAAAAGGTATCGAATGTGTAGATACAGAAGAGATGGGAAAAGTCACGGACATGCTTAAAGACCTTGCGGAAGCCATGTATTACCGGACGCTTACAAAATCAATGGACGAATCAGACCCAGAGCAGGTTCTTGATATGTTTGAGCGTTACGGAGACGGCAGACGGTATTATGACCGTTACCGGTATGCAGACGGAAGATTTGCGCCAAAGGGAAGAGGAACGCGGAGAGGATATGACGAACCTCCGTACTGGCACATGACACCAGAAATGTACCGGGAAATGGAACAAGACCGTGATATGGATCGTCACTCTGGCAGAATGTATTACACAGAACCTAAAATGGCATCAGATGGTGGAATGCGTGATCGCAGAGAGGGCAAAAGCGGAATGAGCCGCAGAAGCTACATGGAAAGCAAAGAGCTTCACAAAGGCAATACGCCAGAAGACAAGGATGCAAAGATGCATGACCTTGAAAGATACATGAAAGAGCTTTCGGAGGATATGGCGGAGCTTATCTCTGACATGACACCGGAAGAGCGCACGATGACAAAGAGCAAGCTGTCAACGCTTGTTTCCAAAATGTAATGGCAGGGGCAGAAATGCCCCTGTTTGTTTGGAGGGAAAATGTTTTTTATAAATGGTATTGAATGGAAAATAGAATTTGTTCACGGCGCAAGTCATAAATTAATGCGCTCTGATGGCTCTATTAGCCTTGCTGTGACTGATTGGAATGATAGGATAATATATGTTTCGGATAAACCAGAAAATGGCTATTTGCGCAAAATACTGGCTCATGAACTTTGTCATTGTTTTTGCTTTTCCTATAACATTCATATGCCGATTGAGCAGGAAGAGTATCTTGCGGACTGGATCAGCCTGTACGGTACTGATTTGATCTATCTTTTGGATGATCTGATGTCAAACATTGATTGGAGGGCAGCATAGTGGACAAAATAGATGAATTGCTGCGGTATATTCACAGAACAAACCCGGAAATGACAAGGGAAAATCTGATAAATGAACTAAGCAGAAGTGATTACGCCGCACGTTCTTTGCTTTTCACAAAAGAAGTTGTTTGTCAAGAAGAAAAATAGTAAAATGTTTTTGGGGGTGATAGTATTGTACAATGGATGTCATACATCTTTTGATGTTATGAAAGAATATATGATCTATGGAGCGGAGCTTGATGAAAAATATCAGATCCCGATTGTCCCGGCATGCAGCTTGGATTATCTGCCAGAGGATTCCATAGATTTTGGAGAGAGCTTTTCACAAAAGATAAAAGGGCATAGAAAATTGAATGTGAATTTCTATATTGACGATTCAAAGTTTCAAAGACTGTGGAATAACCCGGATAAATACCTGGAACACTTGAAGTGTTTCCACTCGGTCTGTATGCCGGATTTCAGTATTGCTACTGGCGATTGTGGTATGCCGTTTGCATTGAACCTGTATAACGTGTACCGGAACCATGCACTTGCACATTACATGTTTCTGAACGGGATCCGTGTTATACCGTCCGTAGGTATCCCGGACAAAGACAATTATGATCTTTGTTTTGCCGGGTACAGTAAGGGCGGTGTGATTGCTGTATGCACAAATGGAAGAGTGCGGGCAAAGGCGGCACGGATAGAGTTTTGCGAGGGATTCAAAGTTATGATCGACATGTTGCAGCCACATACAGTGTTGATCGTCGGGAAGATACCGGATGAATTGAACACAGATGTAAAGATTGTAAATTACAAATCGCGAAATCAGAAAGTAAATGAGGAATTTTCGAATGGGAACAAGAACAACAAAATCACAGAAAAAACAGAAAAAGACCGAGAGCCAGAGAAAGAGAAGAGAGCGAATTAGTCAAATTTCACAAGTTGTGAAATGACGCATAATAATTTACTGTGCATATTGTCTTTTCACAGTTGGAATCTCATTTTTCAACTTTTGAATTTTTTTCTTCTTGGAAAACGGCTCGATTTTGAGATCAGAAATCAGAATTTTCACACCCCGGCGGTCTGCCGGTGATTCTTCAGATGCTTACTGGATGTATGCTGGTGGAGTGTGCCCGGACAAGATAAACGCAGCATTTACAGGTTCGTGACGTCGTAAAAGCGATTTACAGGCGGTTTTATACCGTGAGTATAAAAAGTATGGCATCGTCCTATAAAAGCCTTAAAATGGCTTATACGTGTTCACTTAAGCGAATTATATGACCGGGCGTGTATCTTGTCAAGTTGCAATATATCAGGACACTGGAAAAAGCCGGGATGATTCCGGCTTAAAATTCCTCTATTTCTGCAGCATTTTTATCCCACTCTGGAAGCGTTTTAAAAACTTCCCAAGCATCGTCGAACGTTTTAAAGTCCGTTCCTTTGCCGTCATTTCTGAAAAATCCATCTTCAACGCTATAAACACTTCCCATGCATGTGATTTGAAAAACTGTCTGTGCTCCGTTCGGATAAGTCATTTGTAAATCCTCCTAAAAAATAAAATTCCCTTACGGGTAGAACCGCCGCCGGCAGTGGTTCCGGCGTGCATCCTCTGCGGCGGTTATTATGCTTTTTTATATCCGTTTTCAGCAGCATATTTTTCAAGCTCTTCCAGTGTTTCAAATGTTGTCACAATTCCGCCGAATCCTTTTGTAATTCGGTCGATTGTATACATGCCACAGTCATACAGGCATGCATAAAAGTTTATTCTGCCTTTTTTTAATAAAAATAATTTTCTCATACTTCAATTTTCCTCCATATTCAAATTTTTGGGTAAAAGAAAGCCGGGGAATCGAACCACGGTAAACGCCGCCGCTTGCCTAATTTATAAAATTGTGCGAACCTCATTATAATCATCATTTAGCTCTATCAGATTAAATAAATCGTGTTTTTCTCCTAACTCAAAATACTGATTGATAGCATCCTCTTCGCTATCGGCTAAAATCATTTCGAAATTATCGTCTTCGATCTCTGCTCTGTAATACTTCATAAGATTAACCATCCTTTCATTGTTTCGCCCTGTCTCATCGGTGCAGGTGGGGCAGTTCCTGCAGACGGTGGAAGTTCCACCGTTTCGACTAATTTAATTTTAACTTTCACGATCGTTCCCTCCTGTTTTTGTGTTCTTTGTTTTCCTGTTGAGATTATAATACATTATAGACGGTGTAATTGCAATACACAAATACACCAAAAATAATGTATAAATAAAGAATGATTTTTGTGCATTATTTATAATGTAAACATACTTGAAAGCAATTTTAAAATAATGTATACTGTTTTATATGAAAGAGAGGTGTTAAACTGTGCTTACTTATAAAATAGATGTGCTAGAGACATTAAAGGAAAGCGGTTATAATACAACGCGTCTAAGAAAAGAAAAGCTGCTTGGAGAAAACGCGATTCAGTCATTAAGGCGCGGCGAGATGGTAGGAATAATTGCATTAGAAAAAATCTGCGCTTTACTGGATATGCAGCCTGGCAACATTATAAAATATGTGGAAAATGTAGAAAAATAAATACTTTAAAAATAATGCAAAAATATATTGACATTACATTATAAATGGTGTATTATAATCTTGTCGAAAGGCAATGAACCAGTACACAGGAGGGAATGGATATGAGATTTGACACTGATACGTTAAAAAACAGATACCAGACATGCAGATCATACCTTGAAAAAAGATGTGAGGCATTGCCGGGACAGATTGAAAATAAATTTAAAAATGTGTCCTGTTATCATGAAGCATCCAGATGTTACGGCATGAGCAATTATATCAATGTCGAAATTCAGGACGAGAACGGCGATTATCTTGACAGCTTCGACGTGAGAATTTCAGATCATTCCCCGACGGGTTCCGGTGAGAACTGCGATAAGTATATTTATATCGACGGTAAAGAGTGGGCGGAGATAAAGAAAGAAGTGCTGGAATACATTACTGCACGTCTTGAAAATGAGAGATAAAAAAATGAAAAAGGTTGATTTGAAAGGGTTTGAAACCGGACGTCTTAAGGTTGTTGAAAAAGCCGGTAAGGATAAGAACGGACGCACATTATGGCGGTGCGCCTGTTCATGTGGCAATGAGTGTTTTTATATCACGTCACGTTTAACTGGCGGCTATGTGCAGTCGTGCGGTTGCCTCCAGCGTGAACGCGCTGCGAAGTCGATCGGCATTGCAAGGGATAAACTTGTACACGAAAAAGGTAGTTGCTTAAATTCATACAACGCCCCGGATAATAAAAACAATTCATCCGGTATAAAAGGCGTTTATTATTATAAAAAGACTGATAAATGGTGTGCACAGATTAAATTTTCCGGTAAAAATCATAATTTAGGGCTTTATATTAATAAGGCGGATGCAGCAGCGGTTAGAAAAGCCGCTGAAAATTTCATAAAAGAAAATCACGATGCACCGGATAAAATAAACAGGTTTTTCTTGAAAAAGGAGTATCTGGCGGCACTGGTTAAAAAATTTTGACGGCTTGAAATATAGCCGTCTTTTTTGTGAAAAACGTAGAAAATATTTGTAAGAATTTTACAAAATTCCAAGAGTGATAATTTTATTACGGACAGGACGAAAATGATAGAATAGTATTAGTTTTGTTGCAATGCAACACCTCTGCAACAAATTGCAACATTTTTGCAACGTAGAGTAAGACACTAGAGTTAGAGAAAGAGTATATTCTCTCTTGTAATATTAAAAATATATATTATAAATAAGGCAGTATATTTATATAAATAATATATATAATATACAGGCTTAAAATTTAATTTTAAAATATACCTTGACAAGAAAATGATAGAATGATATTGTTTTATTAAATTAAAAAGCATTCGGGCAACGGGCGGAGCTGATCCGTCGAGGTCCCGAAAGAAACGGACTTCATGCAGCCGGTACAGTCGAGATCATTGTGATCTGATTGTATCAGTTGCATTTTTTATTTTAAGTATTCCAGTACTGGAGAGAGGAGATGTCGATCATGTCAGCAGTTGAAACGCAGGAAGTAAATAATACAGTTGATGTTTTTAAAGATGACATTGACATGTATATAAATCTCTGGATGGAAGAGAGGAATATAGAGGATTTATGCAAAATATCACAGAATAGATGGTATAACTGCTGTAAATATGTCTATGAGAATGTATTTAAAGTTAATCCAAAGTACTTAAAGGATGATAATAATATTAATAATGCCTATGATACAGATAAGGTTAACGAGGTATTAGATATATATATAGACCTGTGTAATGACTACGAGAAAGTAGTGAATATTGTTGGATTTACATTCTTTACCGGAATACACAGAGACACGTTAAACGGATGGGTTAATGGCGTTCAACTTGCCTCATCAGGTTCCGACATTTGCAAAAAACTTGACGAAATGCGTGAGGAAAGTTTGGTAGGTTTGCAAGTTTCCGGCAAAGGAAATCCAATGAACTACATGCCATCACTCAACAAGTATTGCGGCTTTAATATGCCGGGCGTAAGAGACCAGGGAGCCAGAGCAAGAGCATTGACAGCTTCGGAGCTCCCAAAACTGGGAGGCGGGAATTGTGCGAGATTGCCGGACAACTTTGACAATTCAAGCCCAGATAATGGTGAAATCGTGATAGACAATTCAAACAATTTAAAGCCCAGTGTTTAATGGTCTTAAGGCGCATTAAATCGTTGATACATTACGCAAAACAAGGGTTTTGCGAATAGTTGTAAAATACGAATGGAATTGAACGAACAATTCAAACAATTTATCAATGTTCAAAGCATGATTCTGCATGGAGGGGGAGGGGGTTTGATAGGTTGAGAAAATCAGCACTACTAAGTCCTTTAAATATCCTCAAAAACAAAAAGAGATTGGATGGAAAAGTATGAGAGTAGTATCACAAAGCAAAGACGTTTCGCTTGATTTTGACCGGACCGAATTTAGAACAAGCTATGAATGCATAAGCGCTACTTTTGATGGAAGAACTTTTGCCATTGGGAAATATGCTACACCAGAACGAGCAGCAGAAGTATTTATGGACATGCATAAAGCATATGCGCCTGTACAGGTAGTTTGCACAAATATGGACGAGAAACAAGTCTCTGCATTAGTTGCAGCATCACAAAATACACCGATTAGATGCGTCAAGATGGATGATCCAAGGATGGCAGCAACAGTATTTGATAACCTTGTTTACTATATGCCGGAGAAATAGATTGCTTGCATTGCTCGTTTGCCAAATGGTAAGGCACTGGGTTTTGATCCCAGCATTTATCGGTTCGAGTCCGGTACGGGCAGTTTTGAAAATGGAGGTAAATCATGTTGATTTTAAAAACAGTCATAACAACATTTGATGCCCTTGCGATTTTGACGTTTTTCTTGCTTGGAAGAGATAGCAGCAACGAAAAGGACGCTGTGGCAGTCTGGGGATCACTTATTGCATTGTTTCTTGTCAATATATTTGCAATGTGGAGATGATGATATGGTTTTGTATGACCCGATATTTGGTATTCGCTTCTTGCCGGAGATTTTAACTACGGTCGGAAGAATACATATAAGCAGAAAAAAACATGCGGGAGAAACCGACGTTCTGGATCTTGACAGTGACGCTGAGCACCAGTCTGAGAAGTCGGAGCATCCAGTATAGCTTAAGTCCACTGGCATTCGGTTTTTGCAAGAAAAAACTCGGCGTAAGCAATTATTCGGTGTTAGTGGACGTCGGCAAAATAAAAAGATCAAAAATACTATCATAAACGGCGCGCTATGCGCGCTGTGACGGAACGTAGCTCAGTTGGCAGAGCACTCGGCTTATATCCGAGCGGTCGCAGGTCCGATTCCTGCCGTTCCGATGGAGGAATGGGTTTAACGATCCATTCCGTAAATTCTCCTTCTTGGTGTTTTTCATGACACATCAATTTTGTATATCCGCTTAGTAAGGTGCTTTAATTAGAGGTATGAGCATGATTTTAAACTGTGTAAATTGTGGCGCACCAATTGAAAGTGACAAGAAAGCGTGCCCTTATTGCAAAACTCCATATGGTTTACGTACAAAGATAGAACTGGAACCATATATTGATTCAAACGGAAGGATTTGCAGACATGAACCGGAAATGATAGAAGTAACAACTTTGGAAGATTGTGAACATAGGTTTATTAGGAAGTAATTGAAATGTGTGATTTTTGCAATGGGAAAGAATCATATAAAACTGCATATGGAGAATTTAAAATCAAAAAATTGGGCTATATAAATGTTATTCAATGCCATATTGATAAATGTCCACAGTATGCTAAATGTTGTAGCAATGGAATGAACGTAGCGATAGCAATGGAAATTGAATTTTGCCCGATGTGTGGTAGAAAGTTGGTGGAAGAATGACGTGTTATGATTGTGCTTACCTTGGATTTGATAGAAACGAAGTTGTAGGGATGGCTGAAATGTGCAACCATCCGGGAAAATGGATTCCTGGTGCTGGATTTGCTGACAGTGAACATGAATGTGAATTTTTCAAAAAGAAATCTGGAGTTTCTAAATGGGATTCATATTCCGAAGATGAAAAAGAAAAGGCCTGGGAATATTTCCAAGAATACTATGTTCAAAATCCTGTTGGCAATTTAACATGCGAACAGGCTTGGGCACAGTTCGTTGAATATTTAAAAACTACTGATTCAAATGCATGATTTGATAGGAGTATTGAAGAATGAGCATGGCAGAAGTAATTAAATCAATAGAGCGTGAAGCACTTAGAGAAGCACAATCGCGCGAAATAGGCGGTAGAAACGGCGAGCCTATAGATTGTTCCAATTTAGAAGATGAACTTGTTATTGTGGCAAATAACGAGGCAGACAGGCAAAAACTTTATGAATGTTTTTATAAACAAGAGCCTATCGAACCTAATAATAAAAAATGCAACCTGACATTTTGCCGATATAACACAGACAGAGAATGCACCAATGACGATAAAAGAAAAGAATGTGCCGAAGTTTCAAGAAAGGTGTTGTGAATAAATGAAGAAAACAAGAAGTAAAATAATCATTAAAACAAGAAAAGGCGGTTACACAAAGATTTATGCTAACGGAAAATGGCAAAAGGGAGTGTATAATATTGATTTCCATGCTGACTGCACGTCATTGAGATATCCGTACATAAAAGTTTCATGCGAATTTGACAAAAATAAGACTGATAAAAACGGTTCGGTTATTTACGACCCGGAAAAAGAAGAAATTGCAAAAGAACACGTAGTTGCAAGAATTTAGAAGGAGATTTTATGAAGAAGCTATTTGTAAGCGTGCCAATGAAAGGCAGAACAGAGGAAGAAATCAAAGCAAGTATTCAAAAGATGAAGAAGATTGCTGAAATCTACGAGGGTGAGGAATTGAAGCTTATCGACAGTTATACTAAGAGTACCCCACCTAAAGATAGTAAAGAAGATGTATGGTACTTGGGCGAGAACCTTAAGAAACTGGCACGGGCTGATGTATTTATTGGAATATGCGAGAGCTACGATTGGAACGGCTGTAGCATTGAAAGAGAAACAGCAGAAAAATATGGCATTAAAGCATATATGATTCCGGTAAGGTATGTAATTGATGATTATAATGCACTTATGTAAAAATTACATCCGGCTTGCGGTGATGCAATGCCAACAATCTAACAATATATTTACCGGCCAACAAATGGAGTTAGTCGCTAACCAACAAAAATTATTGGCAGAGGTCTTAATGCACTTCTGCTTTTTTGCGGAGGTGCTTTTCTTTTGGCAAGTTCAAGTCTAATTTCCACAGTAAATGGATATGAAAATTACATACAGGTGCATGGCGTTGATGAACAGGTTATGGATGCCATGGAAGAAGCGGCAAGGGTAGCCATTCTGACAGAAAAGGATGTTGATTATGGATTGAAAGTTTCTTCCAGGGCAAAGCAACTGGCAGAACAGTTTATTTTTCAATCCACTGGCGGTACACCGTGGGATTTAGAGAAATATTCATTCCAAAACAAGGTATCTTATGAAATTCTGGACAAATACTACGGAATTTTGCTTTTAGAAGCGCAAAACAAAGTTTTGGATAGTGCTTTCCAGTATTTGGAGAAGAAGAGAGAGCCTAAAGAGCGGTTTTACATGCCAAGAAGAAATCAATTTCTCAAAATAGGTCTTACACAGGCTTTGCAAGGCATGATTGATGATAAATATGACATTCTTTGCGTGTCTCTTGTTCCGGGAGCAGGCAAAACAACGGTCGAAAAAATGTTTCACGCACTTGTTGCCGGATGGTTTCCGAGAGATTTCAGCCTTTTTTATTCGCACAGCGGAGATATTACCAGAATGTACTATGACGGTGTGTACGATATCGTTACAAATACGGAAGAATATACATGGAATGAAATTTTTCCAGATCTTTCCGTGACGAGCACAAACGCAAAGATGGAGCAATTTAATGTCGGGAAGTACAAATCGTTTCAATCCGTACAATGTACGTCTGTTGGTAGTAAGAATGCAGGTAAAGTAAGGGCTTCTAAGTTTTTACTGGTTGACGATATGATCGGCGGCATTGAAGAAGCAATGAATCCCATTATCCTTGATAAATTGTGGGATAAATACGCTGTAGATGCCAGACAGAGAAAGATACAGGACACGGACGGTAAGAACTGCAAGGAAATACATATTGCCACAAGATGGAGCGTACACGACGTCATAGGGCGCATCCAAAATATGTACGAGGGAAATCCGAGAGTAAAGGTTATTGCGGTACCGGATGTAGACCCAGTTACAGGAGAAAGCAACTTTGACTATGAATTTTCTGGGTTTACGAAAGAATTTTTTGAAGACCAGCAATTATTGATGGACGACATATCATATCGCTGTCTCTACAAACAGGAGCCGATTGAGCGAGAGGGATTGCTGTTTCCGGAAGATAAAATACGCCGGTATCTTAATTTGCCGCATGGAAAGCCAGAAATTGTAACCGGTCAATGCGATACAAAGGGAAAAGGAACGGATTACTTTGTTTTGCCGGTATTGCAAAAATACGGAGAGGATTACTACTGTGTAGATTGTGTTTGCGATAACACGGCAGATTATGAGATGCAGTATGAAAATGCAGCAAATGTTTTGACAAACAACAAAGTGCAGGAATGTGAATTTGAGAGAAACGCCGGCGGAGACCGTGTCGCAATGGAAGTAAACAAGCGAGTGGAAGCCAAAGGATGGATATGCAATATCACAGATACACCGACGGAGACAAATAAGGAAGCAAGGATTTTTCAGTGCTCAAACTGGATATTGCAGCACGTTATATTTAAAGACCCATCATCATATAAGCCGAATGAGCCATACGGAGTAATGATGTCTCTTCTTAAGAGATATTCAGTATCCGGTAAAAAGCAGTTGGATGATGTGCCAGATGTATTTTCAAACTTTGCGCTTAGAGTGACAAATGGAAATAACGTAGCCAAAGTAGAAGCAGCAGTAAATCCGTTTAGGAGGTATTGATATGGTAAACAAAGATATTTTAAATCAATACTTAGATTTAAGAGAAGAAGTAAAAGAAGTAAGGAATAAAATTGAAAAGCTTGAAAAATACATAGAAAAAATTGAGCAGGAAGGAACGGTTATTGATAGCGTTTCTGGCGGAAATGGTGGAAACCAACATTTTAAAATAGAAGGAATACCATTGCCAGAATATAGGCACAAAAAAACCTTGTTATATTCCAGAAAAACCACCCTCGAAATTTTGGAAAACGAACTTCTTGAAAAAACAAATGAAGTAGAAGAGTTTATTGCAAATATAAAAGATAGCAGAATTAGAAGAATAATTAACCTTAGATTTTTAGAAAATCAATCTTGGAATAAGGTTGCCGACCAAATAGGAGGCAATAACACAGAAGACAGCGTGAGAAAAGCGTTCGATAGATTTATGAAAGAGTAAAGTTGTCCGATATGTCCGGTTTTTTTCTGATATAGTTATAATCGAAGAAGTCAACAAATAGTTGAACACTTTACCATCCCCCATTGAAAGAGCATCGAAGAGAAATCTCCGGTGCTTTTTCTTTTGAAAAGAAAAGAGGATTTTATGGTATATACACCAAAAACAATATATTGCCCGCGTTGCGGAAGAAAAGTTGCCACACACGATGGGCGTTCAACAATGAACATTTCTGTGGAATGTAGGAAATGCCACAAGAAAGTTGTTTTTTATCCGGAGAATGGAAAGACGAAATTAAAATCTCTTACAATCCGGTCAACATCCAGTGGGATGACGTTTATTTAGGAGCCAATTATGAATAATAAATCTCTCCAAGACCTTGTTAAGGGATGTTATGGGCGAAAAATTTTATATACTGATGTTGAAACTATCACAAAAGACAATATTGTCAAGGTGGTTGGAGACTGCATCGGAAATTATTATTACAACAAAACCATCATAGAATACCTATGGCGGTATTACAAAGGAGATCAGCCGATTTTATACCGATTAAAGGTACAAAATGCTGATATTACAAACAAAATAGTAGAAAATCATGCGTATGAGATTGTTCAGTTCAAAGTAGGACAGACATATGGCGAGCCAATACAGTTTATCAGTCGAAAAGATGATGATGAAATTAATCGGGCAGTGGATGCGCTGAATGACTATCTTGTAGATGCGAATAAACAGGAAAAAGACATTAAAGCAGGAGAGTGGCAGTCAGCAACCGGAACATCTTTTAAGGCGGTAAGATTTGCAAATGGAGAAATACCATTTCAAATTGTTGCGCCTACTCCAATGAATACGTGTGTTATTTATAATCGGAGCACGGAAGAACCGGTGGTTGCGGTGCAGGAGCTTAAAGACGAAGATGGAAGATGGTACAAACTGTGCTATACGGACAACTATTCATGTAAACTTCAAAACGGAGTAGTTTCTGAATGGAAATTGCATGCATTTGGAAGTATACCTATTGTTGAGTTTCCAAATAATCATGAGAGAATTTCTGATATTGAGCTTGTCATAGGTATTTTGGATGCCATAAACAATATGCAGTCAAACAGAATGGATGGAATTGAGCAGTTTGTTCAGTACTGGGTTAAGTTTGTGAACTGTGAAATCGACCAAAAAACGTTTGAAGAGATGAAAATGAGCCATGCTTTGACGGTAAAGTCCAATAACAAGGATAACAAAGCCGATGTTGAGATTATGACGCAGGAACTAAATCAGAGCCAGTGTCAGGTGGCAAAAGATGATTTGTGGGACAATGCCTTGGCAATATTAGCAATACCAAACAGAGAGTCCCAAAACTCTGGAGGAGATACACAAGGAGCAGTATCATTAAGGGCTGGATGGGATTTTTCAAAGACAAGAGCAAAATTAAAAGACCCAATTGTGAAATCGGCAGAGAAGAGACTTGCAAAAGTTGTCTTAAATGTAATACGCGTTAAGGACAATGATTTGAAATTGTCAATGAGGGATTTTGATGTGCAAATCAATCATAGCCCGCAAGACAATATGTATACAAAGTCGCAAACACTATATCAGCTTTTAGAGTGCGGCATACATCCTCTTATTGCCATTAAAACGGTGGGGCTTTGGGGAGATGCTGAAAAGACATTCCTCTTGTCTAAGCCATATATAGATGCGTTGTGGAAAACAATTGATAATGCAGAAGAGCAGGAACAAAAAGCACAGGAAATTGTAAACCAATTAAATAAACAGCAAAATAAGACAGCTACCGAGTAATCGGTGGCTGTTTTTATTTTATAAAAATTCGCAAAGTTGTGAGCGTAAAAATCAACAGTGTCATTCGGTGTCGTTGCACCGCAAAAATTCGTAAAGACATATCGGAGGTAATCAATGAAAAGAGAAGAGTTAATTGCAATGGGTATCAGTGAGGAAAATGTTGAAAAAATCATTGCTGATTACGGCAGTGCCGTACAGAGAGAACAGGCAAAAGCAGCAGAGCTTAAGGCAAAGGCAGACAGCGCAGATGAGTTGCAGAAAAAGCTGGATGAAATGGAAGCAGGAAACCTCACGGAACTTGAAAAAGCAAACAAGGCGTTAGAGACAGCAAATCAGCAGATTGCAGATATGCAGAAGAAAAACGCCATTAGAGACCAGCGCGAAGCATTGATGGAAAAGTTAAAAATCAATGCAGAGCAGGCAAAATCCGTTGTCAAGGATAATGGAAGCCTTGATTATGACGCTCTTGGAAAGATTACAGCCGAAAAGGAAACCGCGGCAGCGCAGGCAAAGGAACAGGAGATTGCGAATAATTCTGCAAATCCGGGCGGCGGTAATAGTAACCAGAATTTAGAGAAAAAGACAGAAGCGGAAAAAATAGCCACAAGTCTTATCTCGGGCAATTCAAAAAGCCAAAACAGCGATGTTTTGTCACATTATTTAGGAGGTAATTAAAAATGTCAAACATGCAATATGAACAGATTTCATATGCCGGAAACGTTCAAATCTTAAAAAGACTGCCTAACGAAGCAATTCCAATGACACTTGATTTTACAGATGTTGTTGAAAAGACGGCTGACGGCAGAAAGATTGTAAAGGCTGGCACACCAATCGGAAAAAATGGAAAGGCAGACAACACGGCAACGGTCGTAGGCATTTTGAGATACGATGTTACAGAAGACAGACCGCAGGGTGTGCTTTTAAAGAAAGCATATATAAATAAAAACGTGGCTGAAAAGCATTCCGGCGTTACATATGACGCAGGCGTTTCTACAGCGCTTCCAATGATTGTATTTGAATAATTTAGGAGGTATATAGATGTTAATTAATGAAGTGTTAAACAGTAAGTCTATTGCGCTTACAACAACAGAAGAAGCAAGTAATCAAATCCCATACCTCGGATTAAATTGGTTTCCGGAAAGAAAGAAACAGGGGCTTGATTTAAGCTGGATTAAGACACATAAAGGGCTTCCGGTATCACTTGCACCGTCAAATTTTGACACAATTCCAACGCTTAGGGCAAGAGAGGGGTTAAGCAAAGAAAAAACACAAATGGCGTTTTTCCGTGAATGTATGGAAGTCGGCGAAGAAGAAATGCTTGAAATTGAACGTATTAGTTCTACAGATGACCCGTATCTTGCAAGTGCCTTATCAAGCGTGTATGACGATACTAACAACCTTGTGAGCGGCGCAGAAGTTGTGCCGGAACGCATGAGAATGTCACTTCTTGCTACAGAAGCAGGACACCCGGTTATTGCTATTGAAAGTGACGGTGTACAGTACGCATATGATTACGACAAAGACGGTTCATATGCAAAAGACCATTATGCAAAGCTTGAGGACACAAGCATGTGGAGTGACACAGTAAACTCCAAGCCGCTTACTGACCTCAACAACGCTCGAAAAAAGTTACAGAAGAAAGGCAAGATTGCTAAATACGCGCTTATGAACACCAATACATTCCAGTATTTGCTTGAAAATGCACAGATTAGAAATTCAATTCTTGCGCAGAATCTCACGGCAACAATTGAGGTTGATGACGACACGGTAATTTCAGTTGTTCAGAAGCGCACAAAGCTTACAATCGTTTTGTATGACAAAATGTATATGGACGAAGCTAAAAAGGAGCATTATTTTTATCCTGACAACAAAGTAACACTGTTACCGGAAGGAAAACTTGGAAGTACATGGTTTGGAACGACACCAGAGGAAAGAACTGCAAGACAGGTCGCTGACGTTGATGTGACAACATACGGGACAGGAATCACAGTCGCTACAAAGGTTGAGTATGGTCCGCCAATGAAAATGTTAGTATTTGCTTCCGAGGTAGTATTGCCGTCTTACGAAAATATGGATAGCACATTTGTACTTGAGGTTCATCATGATTAATCGGAGGTAGCATATGAAATATCCATATATCGTTATTAAAAACGGGAAATGGTATGAGGCAGGTGAAGAAGTCCCGGACACTGTTTCGGGAGAGAAATCTTCCGGAGGGTACACCAAGACAGAGATTAACAGAATGAGCACTGCTGATTTACAGGCACTTGCCGCTGAACATGGGATCGAGGGTGCAGAAGAAATCAGTGGAGCGGAACTGAAACGCATTTTGATCGAGCAGTTCGGATTATAGGTAGGGAAGAATGGACGAATATACAACATTAGAGCAGGTCAAAATCAGACTGAAACAATTTCATATTGAAACCGTTACGGATGAAGATGGTGTTACTTCTGATGTTGTCGTGTTCGACCAGAAAGAAGATAATCCTTACATTGAACAGCTTATCAAGCAGGCAAGAAATGAAGTGGTAAGCAAGCGGAATTACCCGAAAAGCTACACGGATGAAAAAATATCCGAAGACTTGAAACAGTTTGAGGATGTAATCGTCAATTTATCCGTGTACGACCATTCACAGGCAGGAGAAGCATATATGGCAAGTTATTCAGAAAACGGCGTAAGCCGTAGCTGGAAAGACAGGGAAAGCTTGTTCGTAGGGGTATTCCCGTTTGTAAAATCTTTGTGACCTATCTGCCATGAGTAGAAAAGGAATCTGTTTTTTGCAAAGCAATTATCAGTTTTTTAGAAGATTGTGCGTTACGTTTTGTCGACGTCGACAAAACGTAGCAGGCGGCACACATTGAGCGGTGGTGGGCGGTGTGCCATAAAAATGAAAGGCGGTATATGATTTGACGATTGAAATATCAACAGCAATCATTATAAGCGTGCTGTCGCTTGGTTTTTCCGTCTTTATGGGCTTGAAGAGCAACAAAAGGACAGACAACACGGATCTTGAAGAGCGCGTGCGGGAGAACACACGCATTAACATGAAGTTGGATGCCATTTCAAACAACACAACCGAGATCAAGAATGAAGTTTCGGAGATGAGAAAAGAAATAAATTCTCACGACAACAGAATTATAAAGGTTGAAGAAAGTGTGAAATCGGCGCATCACAGAATTGACGGGATAGAAACCCGTCTTAATGATGAAAAGGAGGTTTAATCATGGATATTATACAGTCTGTAATTGCAAATATGACAATTATTCTGGCAATCATTGGTGCGCTGGCATTTGTTGTGTCTGTGGTAACACAGGTAATCAAAGGTGTAGGCGTATTTTCTAAGATTCCAACGGACATTTTGGTATTTGTTCTTTCTATCGGAATCACGGTCGCTGCGTTTGTGGCATACATGCAGTACATCCAGACATCAATTTTATGGTATATGATCTTGGCAGCTATTATTGCAGGATTTATTGTTGCGTTTGTCGCAATGTATGGATGGGAAAAGCTTTCTGAGCTGTGGAAACGGTTTGGCAAGGATGTGAAGTGAAATGCTTGAGATCAATAAGCAAAAAATGAGTTATTCGCAGCAAAGCGGCAAGGTGCCGGTATATGTGACGGATGATGATGGTAACATCGAATATTCTTCGTACACGGATTCTGATGGTAATGTAATTTATTACCTTGATGATGACGGGAACAAGATACCGAAGACAACCGGAGAGTATACCACAGGTTATGAAAAGCCTGTGGTTTTTTATTCTTCGATCAGCAATAAGTTGAGCGAAGCACTTATAAAAGAATTTGGCGTAGATAACTCTACAAATTTTGTTCAGATCGTAGAAGACAAAGGAAAGCTTCCATTGAGCGTCGGTTCTTTGGTATGGAAACGATCAGACGTAAAGTACAAAGATGAAGAGAATACAATCGTTGACGAAAATTCGGCTGATTACATCGTAAAAGGTGTCGCAGACGAGGGATTGACGGTTGATTTGTTCTTGTTACAAAAAAATGTGAAGTAGGTGTGGCATGGGGAAGAAAGTAATCACAATGAGCCTGTCTGAAAAGTCTATTCAGAACGCCATACGAGAGCTTAGAGCCTATAAAAACAGCTTGACATATAAATGCCAGCTATTGGCAGAAAAACTCGCGGAAAAGGGCGTAGAGATTGCCAGAGTACAAATTGCTGACCTTGACGCAATATTCACATCAGAATTGATTTCCAGTATTCATTCAGAATACAAGGGAAGTACCAAAGGAGGCGGGATATGGGCGGTAGTTGCCGGGACGGACCATGCAATGTTTGTTGAATTTGGAACAGGAACCGTAGGACAGCAAAATCCTTATCCAGGGAAACTGCCGGATGGCGTTTCGTGGCAGTATGCAAGTGGAAAAACTATCCATCAGATTTCAGATGGAAGATATGGATGGTTTTATCAGGACGACAATGGCGATTGGTGGTTTACAGAGGGAATGCCAAGCCGACCATTCATGTATCTGACCGCGAATGAGTTGCGGCAGATTGTTACACAGACAGCGAAGGAGGTGTTTGGATAATGGCAGACAACCAGTGGGTATATGATCTTGAAACAAACATTTTCTCCAATGTTGCAACGATAGCCAAACCAAAACTCAAGAAAAAATACAAAAGCATGAATTTTGACACTGCATTTACAACGGTTGAAAAGAACCTTGATAAAGACCCTGTTTTCCCGACTATTTACATCCATGAGATGCCGGGGCTTGAACGTGGGGCAGATTTAGAGGGCACATCCGTAAATGCGGTGCAGGAAACAATACAGGTTGACGTCATTACAAACACAAAGCAGAGCGATGCAAAAGGGATTATGGCTATTTTAGCTGATGCCTTTAAACAGATGCGATTTCAAATTACAGCAATGCCGGAGTTTAAAAATGACAGTGAAAAAAAATTTAGAAGCGTTGCAAGGTTCCGGCGGATAATCGGAGCCAACGACAGATTGATGTAAAAGAGCCGAAAGGCTCTATTTTTTATGCACCGGGTGCAAAAAGATGCGCCCGATAACCGCATTATTTAGCGGTAGAAAGAGAGGTAAAAATGGCAGAAGCAGGATTGTCTACGTTAGGAATTAAGTTTGGCTATGGCACAGAAGCGACAGCCGGAACAAAGCCTACATCGTTTAAACAGCTTACAAGAATTAACGCAATCGGCGGTATTAACATTGAGCCGGAACAGATTGACGCATCTGCATTAGAAGATGCTATTACCAGATATGTAAAGGGTCGCGCAGATACCGGTGGCTCTTTCCCTATCACGGTAAACCTTACGAATGCCACAAAGGAAGAGTGGGAAGCACTTATCACGGCGTATAAGGCGCTTTCCGGCGGGAAAAGAATGTGGTTTGAAACTATTATCCCGGGATTTACCGACGCGTTTTTTGTTGTGGCTCAGCCGCCAGAGCAGATTCCACAGCCGGAGATTGGTCAGAACGAACTTTTGACGGTTGAAATGAATCTTACCATTGAAGAATACAAGGGCATGGACACCGCTGTAGCTTTTACACCGGGGGAATAACACGTCAGTCGAATAGTTCGGTTGGATCGGCTGACGATAACCAGACAACCGAGCCAGAGCTTGAAGAAACAATTTAAAAGAACAGGGCGGTCTTCGGACTGCCCTTTCCCTATATGAGAGGGAGAAAGGGAAAGAAAATGACAAAATTAAAATTTGGCGAGAAAGAATTACAGATCAAGTTTGGATATGAAGCAACCGTGAAAAGCGGAATTATCAAGAAAGTAGCAAAATTAGACCAGATGGAAGATATTGAAACGGTTGACGAAATCCTTTTATTTCTTCCAGAGTTAATCCTTGTAGGCGCGCAGAAGTTTCACAAAGAGGAACTTGGATACAATCCGGACAATGAGGGAGAAAAGGAACAGCAGCTTGGAAAAGTATATGCCATGCTGGATGATTACTTTGACGGAGAAGATGCAGATGTTCAGGTACTTTACAATGCACTTTTAGCGGAGCTGCTTGAAAACGGTTTTTTATCAAAACTGCTCAAAGCAGATCAGAAAGAAGCGGAGAAGAAAACTCCGAGGAAAAAGTAGAAGAACAGAGAGAACTTACATGGGGAACATATTGTGCGGAAATCCGCCCGTTTTGGCTGTTAGTAACCAAGGGATATGGATTTACTGTACATGACATAGACATGTCGTGCCCGGCTGACTTACAGCCATATGCAGATGCATACAGCTTGGAGAGAAAACAGCGGGATAATGAAATGTGGATGTGGTTTGGAACATACGGATTGTCTGCGGTATCGGTGGCAGTAGAACATTGCCTTGCCGGACGAAAAGCAAGATCAAAGTATATTAAAAAACCAATCAATGAGCAACAAGGGAAAGATGATTCAGAAATGACGGAAGAAGAAATTAAGAAACAGAGAGAGCTATTTGTGGCAAAGCTCAAAATTATGCAGTCAAACTATGAGTTGAGCCATCCAAAACCAGAAAAGAACTTGGAGGTATAAATATGTCAATTAGAATTGGATCTGCAAGACATGATGAAAATGGGAAATTGACCGGTGGGAGACCGGGAGATCAGACCGGAACAGAAGTAAGTATGCAAAACTTTTATGTTCATAAAAAAGGATGGTATGTGTTAAGGCCAAAAACAAAAGATATGGCGGATAAACTGGCAGAATCAATGATTACAGCGTGCAATAATGATAATATTGGCTACTGTCAGGGACACCGGCTTGGAATTGTCAAATATGGTATTAATTCAAAAGTAAAAACAGAAGCAGATTGCGGCACAACGGTACGTGCATGCATTATTCATGCAACTGGAAAAGATGTTGGAAATTTCACCACAGCAAATGAAAAATCTGTACTTCTTTCTAGTGGCATGTTTGATGACATTGGAGGTTATGCGGCAGGAATGGTTCTTTACAACGGAGATGTTATTGTCACAAAAACAAAAGGTCATACAGCGATTGTGACAAGCGGAAACCCTAGAAAAAATGTAAAAGATCATTTAAACCCATACCCGGAACCTGCAAGGATTTTAAAGAAAAAATTCCCTTGCATGAGAGGGGATGATGTGAGATGGCTTCAGACGGAGCTTATTTATCACGGATGCCTGGATGAAAAAGATAAAAAGGGAAACAGTAATGTGGACGGTATTCTTGGAAATGATACGGCGACCGGTATTGGAACATTCCAGAAAAAAGTCGGAATTACAGTAGATAAGAAATGCGGACCGGTTACAAGAGAAAAATTAAAAGAGTAGATCAAGGACGGTAAGGTGTCACAGCCTACCGTCTTTTTATTTTGCATAGAAAGTTGGTGCATATATGGCAGACATTGATGAATTACAAATAAAAATCAAAGCTGACTCTGCAAAAGCAAGTAATTCCATAGAAAGCCTTGTAAACAGCATGAATAGGCTCCGGGAAAGCATATCGTTTGACACTGCAAAACTTTCAAATATTGCAAGCGGAATCAGAAGCATTTCCGATGCAGCTACCGGGTTCAAAGGTGGTAAATCTTCGGAAATCACATCAATGGTGCGGGCACTCAATAAATTTTCTGGTGTTGATGCAAATTCTATCCACGGAATATCTTCTGCTGTGAGAGATCTTGCATCTGGAATAGCAAGTGTTAAAGCTGTTGATACAAGCGGACTCACAAGCATGGTGTCGGCACTGTCAAAAATTGGTGGCAAGGCATCTACACAGGCGACAAAGAATCTGCCGGCTTTATCTGCGCAGTTACAAAACTTTGTACGCCAGATGAACAAGATAGGTGCATTGAATTTTGATATGACCAATATGAGCAACCTTGTAACAGCCATATCAAGGCTTGGAAGCGTTGCAAGCGGACGTGCAGTAACAAATATACCTTTGCTTGCTGACAACCTTAAATATCTGTTTGAGACACTCTCAAAAGCACCAAATGTAAGCGCAAATATTTTACAAATGACACAGGCACTTGGAAATCTTTCAAACAGATCTGGCGGTGCGATTACTGGATTAAATAACAGCATCAGTAATCTTTCCGGTTCTTTCCTTGGATTTAAGACATCCACAGGAAAAGCATTGATCGGACTCAAGTCATTCACAAGACAGATTTTGTCCTCTATGGGGATTTATCTTGGTCTGTACGGAGCGATAAGAGGAATAAAAAATGCAATCGACATATCATCCGCATTAACAGAGGTTCAGAACGTTGTTGATGTTACTTTTGGTGACATGTCAAAAAAAGTCAATGACTTTGCACAGGACTCTATACGTCAGTTCGGTATGTCAGAACTGACATTGAAACAGACGGCAAGCCGATTCCAAGCAATGGGAACAGCCATGGGAATTGACAGTAGTTTGATAAAGAAAGCTAATGAGTTTTTGAATAAGCAGACAGATGGCTATATTGGTTTGTCTGATTCCATGGCTGATGTGTCTTTGAATTTAACAAAATTAACTGCTGATATGGCATCTCTGTATAACATAGATCAGGATGTTGTGTCGCAGGATTTAGCTGCAATATTTACCGGACAGACACGTCCATTAAGAGATTACGGTCTTGATCTTACACAGGCAACCCTTAAAGAGTGGGCGATGAAACAGGGATTAGATTCTGATATTGCGTCTATGTCACAGGCTGAAAAGACAATGCTCCGGTATCAGTATGTGCTTGCCAATACGCAGACAGCGCAGGGAGACTTTGCACGTACGGCTGATTCGTGGGCGAACCAGATAAGAATTTTAAAACAGTCGTTTGAACAGCTTGGCAGTGTTATTGGTGGAGCATTAATCAATGCTTTTAAACCATTCGTAAAAGCACTCAATTCCGTTTTACTGGTTGTTATCAGCTTTGTTACAAAGGTTACAAACGCTTTAGGCGCAATCTTCGGATGGAAATATGAGGATTCCGGCGCAGGTCTTGCAGATAGTTTTTCAGATGCGGCAGAGAGCGCAGGCGATGTTGCTGACAATACCGGACAGGCGGCAAAGAACATCGACAAGATGAATAAGGGCGTCCGTCAGTTTGATGAATTGAAACTGATTACCACAAATGATGGTTCGGGCAAAAAAGGTTCGGGCGGTTCCGGCGGCGGTGGCGCATCAGGCGGTGCCAGTGGCGGTAAACTCGTCAAGACTGATACCATTTTCAAAAATTACGAAAGTGATATTAAAAATCTGAAACAACTTGGAAAATACATCAGTGATGCCTTATCAAAAGCTATGGAGTCTATCAACTGGGATAAGATTTATTCCAAGGCAAGAAACTTCGGCAAAGGCTTGGCAGATTTCCTTAATGGTCTTATCAATCCGAGACTGTTTGGAAATGTTGGTAAGACGATTGCAGGGGCACTGAACACGGCAATTTATGCCACACTTTCCTTTGGTCAGACATTTGACTGGTCAAACTTTGGAAAATCACTGGCAGAGGGAATAAATAAATTCTTCAAAACATTTGATTTTAAAGCACTTGCAGAAGATATAAATACTTGGGTACAGGGAGTTTACAAGACAATTAAGACCATGATAGAAAATATCAAGTGGTCTGATGTTTGGAAAGGCGTAAAAGATTTTCTTTCAAACATTGATATTGAGACAGTTGAAATTCTTCTTGGAGCATTTGCTCTGAAACTTGCAGGCAAACTGTTAACAGGGAAACTTCTCAAGGAGACTATTGGAAAATTAATAGGAGCGAAATTCACAGCCGCTTTTGGTCAAACGGCGGTAAAATCATTGCTCTCTTATGCAATTCCTATTTCACTTGCTGTAGTAGTGGCAACGTTATCTTTTACGGTTGGAAAAGATAGCATAAAAAAAGATGCTAATAATTTAGAAAAAGCGTATGAAAAAGGCGGTTTTCTGCAATATCTTCAGGAAAGTTTTAAACAACTTCTTAATCCGTTTGAATGGATTAATGCATATGGCGGTGGAGTTTTGAGCCATGATACTGTGATGGACAAATTAGGCATTGGAAATGGAATGAATGTTGATGAATTTGTCAAAAATCTGCCTAAAAAGGAAGATTACAAATCATTAGATGATTTCCAAAAAGCATTAAATGAGTTCAATGATAATATGCCTAATAAATTAAATGTACCTGACAGCTTTGATCTAAAGGCGTGGATAGATGAATGGAAGAATATAAACGGATTAGATGATGTAGATTTACGAGCAGATGTTGTTCTTCCAAATTTACAAGAGAAGATTTCCGAGTTCAAAGACAATGTCAAAGAATGGTGGGGATTGAATGTAGAACTACCCGTTCGCAATAAATTAACAACAACTTTAGAGGATGTTTCTTCATGGTGGGAAGATGTAAAAGAATATTGGGGAGAAAAAAAGCTTTCAATACAGACAGAAATAGGAGAAATAAAAGGTAAAATAGAAGAAAAGTGGAATGAAGCTTTAACTTACATTCAGGAGAACATTTTCCCGTGGTTCACAAAGAAAAAGTGGATGGAAGTAGGGAATGGAATAAAAGAGGGATTGTCTGCTAAATGGGATGAGTTTTCCGATTGGTGGCAGAATACCGGAATATATAATTGGTGGGAAAATCATGTGAAGCCATGGTTTACAAAAAAAAGATGGGATGAGCAGGGAGACGGAATGAAAAAAGGTCTTTCTGAAAAATGGGGCGAATTTAGTAACTGGTGGAGTACATCTGGAATTGGTTCTTGGTGGACAAATCATGTAGAACCGTATTTTACAAAAGATAATTGGACATTCAGTGGCATTTCTGACGGATTGAAGCAGGCATTTGATAATGCTGTTGCAGGAATTAAGCAGGTATGGAATAATTTTGCAACGTGGCTTAATTCAAAACTGTCTTTTTCATGGGATTCTGTAAATATTGGTGGAAAAGAAATAATTCAAGCTGGCAATATTAACCTTGGAAAAATCCCAACGTTCGCCGCAGGAGGTTTTCCAAAACAGTACAGCATGTTTATGGCAGGAGAAAACGGCGTACCGGAAATCCTTGGAACAGTTGGAGGAAAGACAGCAGTTGCTGGGGGGCAGGAGATCACAGGTATTCGTGATGCTGTATACAGTACGTCACAGCAGGAAATTGCGTTACTTAAACAGCAAAATCAGTTATTGCAAGGAATCCTCGAAAAAGAATTTGGTGTGACACAAGACCAGATAGGAAGAAGTGCTAGAAAATACGCAAGAGAATATTTTAATAGAACGGGCAGAGAAGCATATAGTTTCTAGTGACAAATACCGCCGCTTGTGGTAGAATCATTTTATTACAAGTGGTGGGAGGAAAAGCTATGAATGAAAAAAGTGAAACAAAATTATGCAAGTACTGTCAGACGGAGATTCCAGCTAAAGCAAAAATTTGCCCTAATTGCAGAAAAAAGCAGGGTGGGGCAACAAAGTGGTTTGTTGCGGTGGTTATAGTTGTAATTCTGTTGATTGCCATATTTGGCGGAAACGGAGAAAACAACGATGCAGTTGCTGATTCTACCGAGCAAAATAAAAAAGTTTCTTCTATTAGTACGGTAGATAACAAGGAAGCGACAAGAGAAGAAGTTTCTGATTCTGATTTTTTGGTAAAAGAGTATCTGTACGAAAACACAATAGGAGACACATTAGATTTTTTGATTGTAACAAATAATTCAAACACGGATGTCGCAATTTCTGGAAACGCTACAGCCAAAGATTTAAGCGGGAATTCAATAGGAGCCGCCGACATGAGCATTGATGTATTGGGGGCAGGAGAAACATCTATTGGTGTTTTCTATTTTGATAGTGTGTCCGGAATTGACAAGGTGGATTATACCTTAGATTATGACGAAAACCCATATTATAAACCGGTTGTAAATGATTTATCCGTTGAACAGACATTTAATGATGAAAACGTGACTGTATCCGTGACCAATAACAGCACAAATCCGGCGCTTTTTGTAAGCGCGTATGCAATATTTTTTGACAGTAGTAATAATGTGGTAAATTACAACAGCACATATATTACAGATTCAGACAGTGAGATTAAACCAGGGAAAACTATTTCAGATCAGCTTGATTGCTATGGGAAATACGATCATGCAGAAGTATATTTTACTGGAAGAGCAGATAAATAGAATAATAAACTAAAGGAGAAGAATGTATGTACGACAAAGAAAAAGGGATTTATCCATCTGGAGGATATCTTGTTGGTAGAGATTTACCATTGGGCGGTTATGTTTTTACTGCAAAAAACGGTCAAAAAGGTTGCGTTACTCTTTACAAAAGCTATAAAGATTTTAAAGAAGAGGAAATGGAATTAACCTATGAATACTTTGAAGAAGATTATCATTTATCGCTAATGGAAGATGGTAATTACTTATTGGTGGAAAATGCAACAATACAGAAAATATAAGAGGAAGCGCAGAGATGCGCTTCTTTTTTGATTTATTTAGCACCTATCATACACGGTAGGTGCTATTTTTGTACCCATTTTTAGGAGAATAGCCATGAAAAAATATAAACCAATAGACTGGGGTAAGTGCTCGGAAAACCGGACACCAATAGGAAATCCGAATAATTGCTTTGTGGCGGATATTCTGCCGGACGGAAAAACGGAAATCTTATTTTTAAGTGATGATAACGGTGTTCATATTTGTAAATCTGAAAAAACAACTTGATTGGAGGTGTTCGCATGGCGTACAGCGGATGGCTGTTAAAGATTGGCAATTACATAGTGCCGATGTCGTTTATGAAAGCAGAAACATACAGTCCATATGTCAACATGCAGGATTTGGACGATTATACAGACGCCAACGGCTATCTGCATAGAAATGCCGTGGAGTTAAAGGCGTTAAAGGTCGAATTTGAAACCCCAGCTATGCTGACAAATAAGACTTTCAATGAGGTTTTAAACAATATTAGAAGCCAGTTCACAAATGCGACAGGGAGAGCCTGCTATATCACAGCGTATATCCCGGAATATGACGATTATGTGACACAGTACGGTTATATGGCAGATTTTCAGCCTACGATATACGGAACATATGATGGAATAATTCGTTACAATTCAGTTCGGCTTGCTTTCATAGGGGGTGTGTATGGTGGTTAATTATAAATATGGAGACTTGTTCAAAAAAGATACGGTCGATAAGCAATTATCCATCGTATCTGATGACGGAAAAATCAATATCACAAATACAGAACTACACCAAGAAAAATTCGAATTGACAGAAAGTTTGTGTTCGGAACAGGAATTGACGTTTGGATCATGCGAAGCCGCCATGATTAAATTCACGGTGTCAAATACATTTTTGCCAATGAAGGGCAGATGGATGACAGTAAGAATGTCCCTTGATGGACATGCAGATATCCCGTTCCAGTTCGGACGATATAAGGTTGATTCTGATACGCCCACGGCAGACAGAACGTGCCGTGATGTGGTTGCATATGATGCCCTTTATGACATTTTAAATGCAGATGTGGCAGCATGGTATAACACTGTCTTTCCATCCCATAAAGAGCAGCAGAAAGATAAAGATGGAAAAACTACGACTGTTACAGTTTATGATCCGGTCACAATGAAGCAATTCCGGGACAGCTTTTTTAAGCACTTCGGGATTGAGCAGGCTGACATTATACTGGTTAATGACGGCATGTCTATTGAAAAAACAGTTGCAGTCACGCCATCCAGTGAGACAAGTTCTGATACAGAGGAATCGAGCACCATAGGCGAATCTATGAGCGGCAAGGAAGTGTTGTCCTGTATTTGTGAGCTCAATGGCTGTATGGGGCACATGGGGCGTGACGGGAAGTTTCATTATATTTATCTGGAACAGGAGATACAGGGATTATATCCAAGGAATGATCTTTATCCGGCGGATAATTTGTATCCAAGAGATCCGAAAAGCAACCGTATCGGGAAGGATTTATATATAACGGCTGAGTATGAAGATTTTCTTGTTAAAACAATCAATAAGTTACAGATCCGGGAGCAGAAGAATGATATCGGTGTGATTGTGGGTACCGGAGACAATGCCTATGTGATCGAGGATAATTTTCTTGTCTATGGAAAAGGCACAAAAGAACTGAAAGGCATTGCAAAAAATATTCTTTCCAAGATCAGAGGGATTGTTTACCGACCGTTTACAGCGGACTGCAAAGGAAATCCGTGTCTTGAGGTCGGGGATGCAGTGCGGTTGCCGACCAGATATGAACTGATCGAGTCCTATATTCTGAAAAGAACCCTGAAAGGTATACAGGCTTTGCGTGATGATTTGGAAGCGGATGGGGAAGAGTACCGGACAAACGGGGCGAACGGAATACAGAAAAGTATTTTAAAGCTCAAAGGCAAGAGCAATGTGTTGGAGCGAACCATTGAAAAGACACAGAGCACGATAACTGATGTTGAGAAGGGATTGCAGTCACAGATCACGCAGACCGCAACCGAAATTCGCACAGAAGTTAAAAATACAACGGATGGTTTATCATCGAGAATCACGCAAAATGCGAGCAGTATTACAGCAGAAGTTAAAAGGGCACAGGGACAGGAAGTTGAACTTGCAGCAGCTATTAAAATTAATGAGGACAAGATTACAGCGGAAGTTACGAGAGCAAGCAAAGCAGAGGGCGATTTGTCCGGAAAGATAGAGGTAACTGCAACTAAGATACGGTCAGAAGTCAGTGCTTCGTTGAAGGCATGGAATATTGATGGCTATGATATTAATTATTATGGTTTTGGAAAACCCCAAGATACTTACCCTGCATCATCCAAATATAATGGACGCAGTTTTTTAGATCAGGATAGTGGAAAATTGTATGGCTGCGATCCGGATGGCGGAATTAACAGCGGTAAATATAAATGGACATTGATAACCACGCTTAAGCAGCTTTCATCCAATATGTCCAGTGCGATTACGCAGACATCAAAGGGGATCGAAAGCAAAGTTACAAGAGATAGTGTTGTTTCAGAAATCAACCAGTCAGCCGAGGGTATCAAAATTAAAGCAAAACTGCTTGAATTAAAAGGTTCTATGGAAATGACCGGGGGATATATGCATATTCAAGCGGAAGAGTCTGTAGAAAACCTTATTGAATTTAAACGCAGTGGAACACTTGTACAGATGGGAACGGATGGATTTCGAACAGTGGAAGGGACGCTTGAAAGTCCTGTTCATAAATGTACGGTTCAATATAATCAGGTTTCATTGCATAAAGGCGCAAACGATAATGACCACATGATGATCCATTTAGACGGAGATACCGGAGTAGGTGGATTCAGAGGTGGAGTAATTAATGGATCTGACAAAAGAATAAAAAACACAATTTTAGATTTAAGCAAAAAGCAATCATCTGAGTTTATTTATTCTTTAAGAGCAAAATCGTATCGTTATAATTTCGAAAAAGATGGGTTCCATCATGGATTTATTGCACAGGATGTTTTGAAAAAAGCGGAAAAAGGGTGGAATATTTGTCCAAAAACGTTTTCAGACAGCAATGGGAAAAAGTATTACGGACTGAAATATACGGAACTGATTGCTGATCTGGTTGCCACAGTGCAGTTGCAGCATGACGAGATAGAACAGTTAAAGGAAAAGGTGGAAAATCTATGATAAATGCAAAAATCCGGGAATTTGAAAACGACATTATAAATTATGTAAATTTGTGCGAGGATGTTCCAATCGAAGCTAAGTACCTGGTGTTTAAGGATATTCTGCAGCAGATCAAGGAAGAAGCAAACCGACAGGTTACAGTAGAACGGGAACAGATGAAGCTTGCAAAGGAAAGGGAGAGTGAGGATCATGAATAAAGCACATATTGATATTAATTGGGAGAATTATCCGAGTGATGAAACACCGCTTAATGAAAGCAATCTTAACAAAATGGACGCAGCTATTGGCGTTATTGATGATCGTGTAATCACTCTTGATACCACAAAAGCCACGAAAACAGAAGTGGCTACCCTTGTTGCAGACGTGACCTTTGAGGAATCGACCGGAATCATTACGATCACAAAAAAGAACGGTTCTAAGATTACGATTGATACACAGATGGAGAAAATCGCAATCAACTTCGTTTATAACCCGACCACACAGCAGATTATCCTGACTCTGATTGATGGCACGAAACAGTACATAGACCTGTCGGCACTGATTACACAGTATGAGTTCCTTGATTCTGATACGGTAGCTTTTTATATTGATAAGGATGGAAAAGTGTCTGCCATCGTCAAAGAGGGTAGCATCGAGGAAAAACACTTGGAGCCAAACTATCTTGCGAAAATCAAAGTGGAAGTGGCAAAGGCAGAGTCAAGCCAGCAGGCAGCGGCAAAGTCCGAAGCCAACGCCAAAGCAAGTGAGAATGCCGCAAAAGCCAGTGAAACAGCTGCAAAAAAATCAGAGGACAATGCCAAGGCGTCCGAGACAGCGGCAGCGAAGTCAGCTACGGCGGCAGCGGCATCCGAAAGCAACGCAAAAGTCAGTGAGACATCAGCCAGTGAATCATCCGCCACAGCCACGGAGAAAGCATCGTCCGCCAGTCAGTCAGCTGATACAGCAGCCGAAAAAGCAGATATTGCAACTCAAAAGGCTGCGGAGATCATCGGTAAAGCGGAATCTGCAGAAGAAAGTGCAACCAAGGCACAGAGTTATGCTGTTGGTGGTACAGGAAGCAGAGAGGGCGAGGATTCTGACAATGCCAAGTATTACTATCAGCAGGCAAAAGACATATCAGAAGGACTTAAAGGTGGATTGCAGCCACACGGAACAGTTGCATTTGCAGATCTTCCGGCACTTGCGGATGTTAGCACAGGGTGGATGTTCAATATTTCAGACGAATTTACAACCACGGATGATTTTAAAGAGGGAGCCGGGAATGTAATTCCGGCAGGTGCCAATATTTATAAAACATCAGATGATAAATGGGATGTGCTTGCCGGAACTCCAGTTACCGGAATCAAAGGTGTAAATGAAGATTCTTTCCGTAGGGGCAATGTAGAACTCACAGCAGAAAACGTCGGTGCAGTGGCAACCGGTGGAGATACAGCAGAGAATACAGCAACTTTTACGAGTAGTGATGTGGCAGACGGATCAGCGTCAGCGTGGACGACTGTATCAAAATTATCAAGCGGCGAAAAACACTCTTCAATTTTTGCAAAGGTGTCACAGATGTTCAAGAATGTGCGGTATCTCTATAAAATGCTTGGAACGACAGACATTTCTAAGATTGGGAATGGTACTTGTACAGGGGCGATATCATCGTTAAACAGCAGTTTAGGCAATAGTTTTAAAGGCAAGTACGATGTTCTCGTTTCTTCTCTTAGTAATAATGCTACGTGGACACAGTATCAAATAGCCGATGTAACAAAATATAAATTTCTCCAACTTCAAGTTAGAGATGAGAATTATTCTGAAATAGCAAGTAATATTATTGCGTATGATTTTTTTAAAGATTGCAATACGGTTCAAAGAACATTTGGTGTTTGGGCAAACGCCTGGAAAAATTTTGAATATTGCGTTTTATGTTGCTATTTAGACAATACACATGTCGCATTATATGTTGGTACTGGACTTAGACAAGTTGTGTTAAGTGGATTGTACTAATCTATAGTATTTTCCCGAACGCTTGCCAAATAACGGAAAATGTAAGTTCATCTGAATAGTCGTTCTTAATAGTAAAAATAATGCCGGATGCGTTGTATTCGACATCATATATAGACATTTCGAAGCCAAATTGTTTTGGTGTTAAAGAGCATATTGGTGTATCTATATATTGCTTATTAAAATGGATGCTTACTTGAACAGCTGCTTCAGATTTTAAATGTATCTCATAAACACCATCTTGCTTTTGATATTTCCCTAAACTGCTGTTTTACGAACAAAGCGGACAACTTGGCACAAAAGAAAAACTATGTAGAAATATAATAAAATCAAGAGCCTAAGAGCCGATTACATGACCATGTGTTGTGTAGCCGGCTCTTTTAAATAACAAGCCTACGGGCAGAAAGGAAAATTATGCACTTAAAATTCATCACAGATAACTGGCAGATGCATAATTTTCAACCAGTAATTAATTTTTTTAACAAAATTTAAACTAATCAATCGACATTCTGCGACAATAAGAAATTTACCTGTCGAAACTTGCGACCGAAATGGTTTGAATAATGGTGGAAAAATTTGTAAAATAAAATTGTCCGATAAGGGCACTTCAAGTTCTGGCTGAGGGGCGGGATAAGGCGTTTTCTTGTCCCTCAACTACAAACTAGTTTGTAATTTGTAGCAATTTGTCAAATGGGGTTGACGGTATCGAACATAAGTTCTATAATTTGTTTATCGCTATCAGAAGTGCGGAATGATTGGAGGAAATCAATATGGGGGAAAACGAAGTAAATGAGAACTACAAAAAAGAGCTAATAAAAAAAATATCTGAAATTGACGATACTTGGATTTTAAGTCAAATACTAAAGGCAGTAATAAATATAACAAAAGAGGGCAATTAGCCCTCTTTTGTTATTTCTAATACAATTTTTTCTAGGCATTCCCAATCTCTTTCATCGAGCTTTGCCAATGCTTCTATAAAGCGTTTCTTAAATTTTTTGTCTGGCAAATCCATCACTTTATTTGCAAAATCAAAAACTTCTTGATTTTTTGTTCTGGATTTTTCCATATTTCCTTTTCCGGTTCGAACCCATTCTTCATTTACCGAATACAAAGAGCAAAGAACCTTTAAGGACTGGTCTGATAAATTTCTTTGACCATTTTCTATTAAAGAAATGTAATTTCTTGATAATCCAAGTTCCTTGCCAAATTCTTCTTGGCTTTTCCCTAGTTTTTCACGTAAAAATTTTATACGTTCTTTCATTTTATCAAGCACCTCCTTCCTGCAAAAAATAATATATCACTAATTGCTAACAATGTCAACAAAAAGGTATTGACATTGATTACATTGTATGATATTGTATGCTTACAAAGTCAACAAGAAAGGAAGTGAACCAAATGAGCGAAAAGGAAAAAGACCTAATTGTTAGGATTTCAAAAGCAATTCCAAAACTTGATAAAGAGAAACAGAGCTACGTTCTCGGAGTCGCAGAGGGAATGATTTTAGCTAACGAACAGGCTTGCCCTAAAAATAATGAGAAAGGAGAAATGCAGTGAGAATTTTAAAAGAAATGCTCAACACGTTAAAGAGTATTGACGGTACACTAAAACGCATTGAGCAGTCCGTTTCAGAGGAGAAACAGCATGAAGTGATAAAAGAAGCTGTTTCTCATGCAATGGTTGGAGAAAGGTACGAACCTACTCCGAAAGATTTTTGACAGCAAAATCGTATGCCGCTTTTAAATACAGAACTTCTTCGGATGACATTTCTGTATTTCCGCAAAGTGGAGCTTCGCGTTTGTCAATTTCATATTCTGAAAGTTTTGAACTGGCATATGTGACAGCTAAGTCATGAATTGTCTTTTCAATCATTGTAGCACCTCCCTTATTTGATGATAAGGGAATTATAACACGGAAAGGAGTTGGAGGAAACGGAAGAGTTAAAACAAGCAAAAATGCAGACGCCGATTGAGATTGCACTTGGTGTCGATGAAAATGGAATGACCACCGCAAAGAAGTTGTATGAGTTCTTGGAAATGGATAAAAGCCATTATTCCAGATGGGCGAAAGCGAATATTGTAGACAATGAATTTGCTACTGAAAATGAGGATTATTTTTACTCGCCATCAATGGCGAATGAAAGTAGCAGAGGAAATTTTGCTGATGATTACAAACTCACAGCACATTTCGCAAAGAAACTTTCCATGAAAGGAAACGGAGAGAAAGCAGAAGAAGCGCGTGAGTATTTTACGCATTTGGAAGAGCGCATGAAACAGAAGGTAATTGACCTCAACCAATTATCACCGGAGTTGCAGATGTTCCAGAAGATTTTCAATTCTGTAGCAGAACAGCAGTTAGAACAGAAACGGCAGGCGGAACAACTGAACCATGTGGAACAGAGAGTTGAGAGTATTCGGGAAGTGGTTGCACTTGATACAACATCATGGCGTGATGATACTGGAAATATTTTAAGAAAAATCAGCATGGAACTTGGTGGCGGACAGGCATACAGCCAAGTAAGAGCCGAAAGCTACGAACTGTTGTCAAAGCGAATGGGTGTAAATCTGAAACAGCGGCTGACTAATAAGCGCAGGCGCATGGCTGACGAGGGTATCTGTAAATCAACCAGAGACAAATTATCCTATGTGGATATTATTGCAGAGGATAAGAAGTTGATCGAGGGATATACAGCTATTGCAAAGGTAATTGAAATGATCGGCACCGTTGTTTTTCTGTTTTGCATCTGCATTGATGCAACGGAGTATCCGGTCACTGCTATACCTGTATTGATTGGATTACTTCTTATTTATATAGGAACAAAAATAGATGGGGAGTGGCAGGAGTATACAGAAGAGATTGTAGATTACGATTACAGAAGTGAGTCTGATGACGATGACGGTATTACCTATATCACATTTGACACTGATTACAGCAAAGAAAAGGAATCATCCGAACCGACCAAAGCTGAATGATTCCCAATCAAAGCAATAGCATAAGCTATTTGCGCCTATTTTAGCACAAGAAAAGGAGAAATTCAAATATGAGAGCAGAAAACAATAAAGTGGAACTTACAGGAACGATTATCACAGAGCCGGAATTTAACCATGAGGTGTTTGGAGAGGGATTTTATAATATGCACCTCAAAGTGGATAGATTAAGTGGGACGGCTGATATTATCCCATTAATTATTTCAGAGAGATTAATCAATCTGAATGATAAATACACGGGCACTGCCGTTAATGTTTCCGGTGTGTATAGTTCTTATAACAAACATGAGGAAAAGAGAAATCGTCTGTTATTATATGTATTCGTCTGTGAAATTGAAAAAGCGAATCCGGGAGAGCATACAGATTTGAACAAAATCCAGCTTGACGGATATGTATGCAAAGAACCGATTTACAGGAAAACTCCGCTTGGAAGAGAAATTGCAGATTTATTAATCGCAGTCAATCGTTCCTATGGCAAATCAGATTATATTCCGTGTGTTGTCTGGGGCAGAAATGCGGTGTATACATCTGGACTTCCGGTTGGAACGCATTTGAAACTTACCGGACGCATTCATAGCCGTGGGTATGTAAAGATGTACGAAGATGGGACAGAAGAGCAGAGAACAGCATATGAGGTGTCTGTGAGCAAAATTAATGTATTAGAGGAGGAAAATTAAGATGGCAGAAAATACCGTTACAATTTCCGTTGAGGAATATGCAGATCTGGTTGCATGCAGGACGAAAGTTCATACAGCATGTGCCATTATTGCAAATGAACACCAAAGAGACATTGAGCTGATGGGGAAAAAGGGAACAACTATTAATTCAAAAATTATAGAGTCAGCTCTTGGATATATTGACGATGAAGCATGCTTTGAAGAGGCACTTAAAAAATATAAAGAGTGGAAGGAGAAGGAAAATGAAACTGAAAATTAGATCATTACATATGGAGAATTTCAAGGGAATTAAGAGCCTTGATGTGAATTTCTCCAATAAGACAAGTATCAAAGGACAGAACGCCGCAGGAAAGACAACGGTATTCGATGCGTTTACATGGCTTCTGTTTAACAAGAATAGTGCCGGAGAGGAAAAGTTCAATGTTCGACCACTGGATAAGGACGGCAACCGCATTGATAACGTGGAGATTAAGGTTGTAGCGGTTCTGGATGTAGATGGCAAGGAAATGGAACTTTCAAAGATTCAGAAGCAGAACTGGGTAAAGAAGCGTGGCACCGATACCGTGACTTTGCAGGGAAATGTCAATTCATTTGAAATTGACGGTTATCCAAAGAGTGAAGCTGATTTCAAAGCTTATGTTTCCGGTCTTGCGCAGAGCGAGGATATGTTTAAGATGCTGACCAATCCGCAGTATTTCTCTTCTTTGAAATGGAAAGATCAGCGCGATATTCTGATGCGCCTCGCAACGGATGTATCGGATGTTGAACTGGCGCAGACAGATGCTAAGTATGCCCCATTACTCGGCGAGTTGGAGAAAGCACCGTCCACAGATGATATCCGTGCTAAGTTTTCCAAAGCGTTATCCGGGTGGAAGAAGAAACAGGCTGAAATTCCGGTGCGTATTGATGAAGCAGAAAAATCCAAGATTGATGTGGATGTGGCAGAACAGGAGCTTGCAAAGGTAGATCTGGTAAGAAGAATCGCTGAATGTGACAAGAAAATGGAGAATGCCGGTAGCACGTTAGGCGATTTGAGAAGCAAGGAAATGCAGTTACAGTTTGACATGTCCGGCATGGAACAGACGATGAATCGCGAGTTATCAAACAAAAGAAGCATCATGGATGCTGAATTGCGTGATTGTAAAAATGAGTTAGAACATTTTGCGGTTACGATTTCTTTGAAAGAGAAACAGATTTCTGATAACGAAAAAGCTATCACTGATGCGGATGCAGAGCGGAAGAAACTGGGCGAACAGTATAATTCCGAGAAAGCCAAGGCATTTGATGAAACCCCGTATCTCTTTGATGAATCCAAGTGGATATTCGATGAATCTACAACGGTTTGTTCCTTATGCGGTCAGAAGTTACCGGCTGATAAGATTGAGCAGTTAAAGGCTGATTTTGAAGAAAGAAAGACAAAAGCCAAGGCAGATGCAAAGCGGAAACTAAATGATTCAAAAAGTGACTTTATTACCCAGAAAGAATCCAACTTGGAAGAAATCAAGGCAGATGGGTTTGCAAAGAAAAATCTTATCGAGGAACTGACAAAGAAAAATGCTGATCTGCAAATGGAAATAGATTCCTTAAAGAAACAGGAACAGGGGACTCTTACAAATAAAGAGGAACTTTGCAAACTGTTATCCGAGATCCCAGAAGAAGCTGATTATTCGCAGAATGAAGAATATGTGAAGCTGAAAGCAGAACATGACAAGATTCTTGCTGATATTGCCAAGTTGGAATCCGAGGGCGCAGACAAGGTTGTTACTGATTTAAAAGCCAAGAAAGCTGATATGCAGAGCCAGCTTGACGAGGTGAACAAGGTTATTGCGCAGGCGGCTAACAATGTTGCGATTGATGATCGTATCGAAACGCTTCGTGACGAGCAGAAAGAAATCGGGCAGAAAGTTGCCGATCAGGAACAGATGCTTTACCTCTTGGAAGAGTTCATCCGCTTCAAGCTGAATAAGGTTTCTGAATCTATTAACAGCCATTTCAAGACCGTAAATTTCAAACTCTTTGAAATGCAGTTAAATGGCGGTATGAAAGATTGTTGTGAGTGTACTGTGAATGGCGTTCCGTATTCGGCTTTAAACAGTGGTCATAGAATCGTAGCCGGACTTGATATTATCCGTTCTCTTAGCGAGTTATACGGTGTAAGCGTACCGATTTTCGTTGATAACGCGGAATCGCTGAATGAGTTCAATGTGCCGGATATGGATGCACAGTTAACTCTTTTGAGCGTTTCAGAGGACAAGCAGTTGAAAGTCGAGGGAGTGTAAATGTCAAGTGTAGGAATTGGAAACAACGTCACACAGCCGGATGCACGGTGTATGTCATGCAAGCGTTGGAAGAGTGCAAGTAAGAGAGGATTCTTTGATTTTGCGGAATACGGACATTGTTCTCTTCCGTATTGTGAGAAAGACGCAAGAAATAAAGGAAAGAGAGGTCGCGTACATGGATGATATTGAAAAGTTGAAGGCTGAAAACTCGGATTTGCGAACAAAGGTAGACGAACTTGAGCGTAATAAATATCGCCTTGAAGGAGAACTTAGAAAGGCCACAGAAACAAACGAACGACTTTTGCGGATTGTTGAGAATTTGTCAAAGGGGCATTAAAAAATGAGTGTTAACGATGCAGTATATCAAAGCAAAATTTCCAAACAGCACCAGAAGTTATACATACCGCACCGAGGATTCCGTGAAAGCTGGTGACACGGTTGTAAATTCTAAGGGTGCAAAGCTGACTGTTACAGATGAATCAGTGAATATGAAGTGGGTGGAAACCTACGGTGCTGATAAGGTGGCAGTTGTAAGGAAGTATGAGAATCCACAGAAGGTAGGTGTAAATTCTTTGGATGAAGAAACAATATGCAATTATTGCATATATAAATCTGATTGTCCTAAGGGTGTTAGATGCTATGGCGGAGAACCTGTCTTTCCTTATTGTGCAGAGCATGAGCCGGAAGATTGGTTTGACGAAGAAACGTATTTGGAAGATTTAGAAGAAAGCGAGGAAAAGCAGTGAAACTTTATTTTTATGGACTTAATTCGGACGGAATCTCCGTCACAGAAGTGGAAGTGATTGAAAAACCAAAGACATATTATCCAGTTGATAAGAAAAGAGGTTTTCCAAATTGCATGAGCTTTGTTAGAAAAGAGGACGAAGGGAAAATTACTGGCTATTATGAAAATATTTTCCTTACAAAGCCGAATTACGATTATGCAAAAGAAAAGTTTAGAGAAGTCGCAGAAAAGGAACTTGAATCGGCAAAAGAAAAGTTTGAAATAGCAGAAAACAAATTAAAAATCATCATGGAAAGCGAGGAAAAATAATTATGGCAGAAGCAAAGAAACAGGAAGTAGCAGTAGCAGAGGAAAAGAAAGAGGTTGCGCACAGCAACAAAGTTACAGATTACAGTCTTGGAATTTTCGGAACATCAGATAATTTCATCATGGCAATGCAGATGGCAAAGGCACTGGCAAGTTCCACAATCGTTCCGCAGACATTCCAGAAGAACGATGCGAACTGTCTGATTGCCATTGAACAGGCACAGCGGTTAAGAGTTAGTCCACTTATGGTCATGCAGAATCTGTATGTTATTCAGGGCAGACCGAGTTGGAGCAGTAAATTTCTGATTGCCGCAATCAATAACTCCGAAAAATTTGATATGGAATTGCAGTTTGACGAAGCAAAGGACAAGAACGGCAAGCCATTCTCATGCACGGCTTGGACTATGAAAAATGGTCGCAGGGTTGAGGGCATGGAAGTAAATATGGATATGGCAAAAGATGAGGGTTGGCTTGGCAAGAACGGTAGCAAATGGAAAACCATGCCGCAGTTAATGCTTCGGTATCGCGCCACATCTTTCTTCTCCAGTCTGAATTGCCCGGAGCTGACAATGGGATTATATACGAAAGAGGAAATGCATGACAACGATTTCAAGGAATATCCGATGGAAGATTTGCAGGAACAGGTCAAGCGTGATATTTCCGAAAATGCCAATTCAGAGCCATTTGTTGTAGCTGAATCCGAAGTTATTGAGACCGGGAGCGAAGTAGTTGAACCACAGCCAGAAAAAGTAGCCGGAGAAGTCGTTGAGAATGACGAGAACGTACCGGACTTTATGAAAGATTAGAGGTGGATGCATGAGAGTTATATCACAGGACGGCACAATTGATGTACCGTATGAAATCAGTTCTTTGAGCATGGCAGTCGGGAAATATGAGAATGTTGAACACGCAGCTATCTTTTGCCACAACTCTTCGACAGCAATAGGAACAAAAATGGCTGAATATAGTTCCAAAGAAAAAGCCAAGAAAGCTATGGAAATGCTTAGAAACAAGTACATGGAATATACAAGTACAAATTATTTAAAAATTTTTCAGTTCCCTACAGAGGAAGAATTGGAGTAGCCTATGGAAGTTATTTCATTTTTAGAGTCAGTTCAGAAAGGTATGGCTGATAATACCTACAACTTTTGCAAAGATGGAAAATGCAGCCAGTGCGGTAACTGTTGCTCAAATCTCTTGCCAATGAGCAGAAAGGAAGTAGATGCCATTCACAGATATATCCGTAAGAATCATATCAAAGAGTGCAAACATCTTCTTCCCACTGCGAATAGAACGTATGATATGACATGCCCTTTTCTTGATACGGATAAGAGTTGCGAGAAATGCAGAATCTATCCGGTTCGACCAGAAATTTGCAAGCAATTTATCTGTGACAATGAGCAGAGAGCAAAGCATAATAGGGAATTGTTTGGACAGACGAGACAGATTATTGATGTGAGGAGTGAGTTCTTTAATGAGACTTAAAGTCTTAGGTTCCGGTTCATCCGGCAACTGCTATATTTTGGAGAATGAAAACGAAGCCTTGATAATCGAAGCTGGGTTGCCATTCATGGAAGTCAAGAAAGCCTTGAATTTCAATGTAATGAAGATAGTCGGCATGATTTCCAGCCATGAGCATGGAGACCATTATAAATATTTCGAGCAATATAAAAATGCAGGAATCAATTCGGCTTGCTTTGGTACAGGAATTCCCGAATATGATGCCGATAAAATGAAGTATTATCTTGTTTCTATGGGGAAATTCAGAATTAAAATTTTTCCATTAGTACACGATGTTCCTTGCTATGGCTTTTACATTACGCATCCAGAAATGGGTAGTTTGGTGTATGCATCTGATACCGAGTACATCAAATACCGATTCAAAAATGTCAATCATTTTATGGTTGAGAGCAATTACGATATGCAGTTTGTGAACCGAGAAGAGCCAAATTACGAACACAGATTAAGAGGTCATATGAGCTTACCAACGGCACTTGACTTTATTTCTACTAACGATAATCCGGCATTGCGAAATGTCGTTCTAATTCACTTATCAGATAAAAGCGGAGATCCCGCACTATTCAAACAAAAGACAGAAGAAACAGTTAAATATGGAGCAAATGTTTATATTGCAGAAAAAGGATTAGAGGTTGATATGAACCTTTGCCCGTTCTGAAAAGAGAAAAAATGAAATTATACAGTTATTTTTTCTGCGGTGAAAAGCTGGAAGAAAAAGCATTTGAAGCAAAGGAATGTTCTAAGACATATACCGCCTTAGAACGTGGAGTCGGTTGTATATATAAGGGTATGAGAATTAATAAAGAGAGCATTGGCAATCTTATTGAACATTCTAATACAATCGTATTCTTGGAAGAAAGCAGGAATGCGGCGATTGAAGCGTTCATTTCAAGAGAAAAGAGACGTGCGGATTTTGCAAAAAGAAATATCGACCGTGCACAGGAAAACATTGCGCATCTTGAAAAACTGAAATAGGTTGTAACACCTTGGCATTTGCCTAAAAGAAACCAATTCATGCGGTATCTGATCTTTGGCAAGGAGTTTAATATATCACAAAAAACTAAATTGAAAGCCATGAGATACCTTTGGCGGTTGCTAAGAGTGACCGCCAGAAAGGAGTATACGTGTTAATAATTGAGGATAAAGGACAGAAAGAGGGCTTGCATATCCTTAAGAATAGATATTTTAAAAGCCACGATATGGAAGTCTTGCGTGCACCATTGCCGGTTGGAGATTATATAATTGCTACAGACAAGGTATCGGATGTTATCCATAGAAAATCAGCTAGAAAAATGGAACTTAAAAAGATGGATTTTCTTGGCACATATGATGTTTCCGTTGACACGAAAAAGGACATGCAGGAAATTGTAGGGAATATCTGTGGAAAAGCACATCCGAGATTCCGTGACGAGTGTATTTTGGCGCAGAACAACGGAATTAAGCTATATGTGCTTATTGAAAATACAGACAAGGTGTATTCCGTCAATGATGTATTTACATGGCATAATCCACGAGTAGACCGGTATAACAATATTGCATATATGCACACACTTGGAAAATTGCTGAATGTACCGCTACCGAAAACAAAGCCGACATCTGGCAAGGTATTGGCAAAAGCTATGTTGACAATGCAACTTAAGTATGGCGTTGAGTTCGTATTTTGTCGCCCGGAAGATGCTGGGGCAAAGGTTATTGAATTGCTTGGAGGTAGTGAAAATGGCGGAGAATAAGCGGTATTACTGGCTTAAACTGATGGATGATTTCTTTGACAGTAAACGAATCAAAAAACTCCGAAAGATGGCTGGTGGCGATACATATACGATCATCTATCTTAAGATGCAGTTGTTGTCGTTGAAAAAAGGTGGCTATCTGGAATATTCCGGATTGGAAGATGAATTTTACAAAGAGATCGCCCTTGATATTGACGAGGACGAAATCAATGTTCAAGTAACGATTCAGTATCTTCTTTCCTGCGGATTGCTTGAAACATCAGATTCCATTGAGTACAAGTTGCCATTTGTGCAAGATAACCTAGGAAGTGAGACTGCAAGTACCAGAAGAAGTCGTAAATCTAGGGAAAATGCACAAAAATCGTTGCAATGCAACAGTGGAGCAACGGAGTGCAACATTTTGCAACAAAATTGCAATGTAGAGATAGATATAGAGAAAGATATAGATACAGATATAGAGATAGAGAAAGAAAATACAAAAGAAAGCGTGCCTGCATCTGATTTGGACTTTGACGCGGAATGGGGATGGGAATACACGATCAATGCATATCCAAAGAAAACGTCGTTAACGTCTGCCAAGGTAGCATGGATGGACAAGCTTTTAGAAGTTATCGAGCCGAACAGGAAAGCCGTTGCAAAGCTGATATATGAGGCTACAGTGGCATATGTTACTGACTATATAGAGAAGAATCCGGATGATACAAATTATCGTTATATTCCGAAATATGGTGATTGGCTGAAAGAGGATTGCGATTACTGGATTCGCCAAGTAGAGAAACGAAAGCGAGGTGAGAGCAGTTGACAGAAGCAGAAATTGGAGTGATCGGATGTGTATTGATTGACAATGATTCCATGTACAAGATTTACAACAAATTGAAGCCGGAAATGTTCAGCTCTGAATTTTGTCAAGATGCTTTTGCTGAAATGCTTGCCATGTATGATCGTGGAGAAAACATTAATGTCGTTTCACTGTCTCAGTCACTTGAAAACCACAAATGGGAGCCGGAAATAATTGCAAGCGAATTGAAAGAATGCATATCTGTTACCCCAGTCTCAACGGCAATAAAAAGTTATGCGGATGCAGTTGTTAAAGATTGGCGAGCAAGAGAAACAAAAAAAAT